GGGCGGGATCTCGATGGACTGTATCAGCCTGTAGTACAGGGCGCCTAGCCCTCGTCCGGCTCGACGAAGAGCGGCACGGGCATCTGCTGCGTCCGCTCCCCCTCGGCCTCCTGGGGCACCACCGGCGTGACGGCCTGGATCGGCATGGCGGACACCGGCACGATGCGCCCCAGGAGGCCCTGTGCGGGCCTGTGAGCGTCCTGCACGTCCTCGGGGACCTCCTGGGTCAGGACGACCTCCGGAAGCTCCTCCTCGCCCTCAGGAGTGCCGGGGAAGCGTCCGTCCCGCTCGGCCAGCATGCGGGCGAAGATCGGCGTTTCTCTTCGGTATGCCTCGGGGTCAACTCGTCTCGGCATCGGTGGGCTCCTCCCACAGCTTGAATGTCGGCTCGGTCTCCTCTTCAGACCCCTCGTAGCCCACGAGGACCTTCAGAGGTCCGGTGATCTTCGTCCCGTCAGGGATGTCTTCGAGGAAGTACTCCGGCTCGAAGTCGGAATTCGGCACAGCCACCGTGGCGAACCAGCACTCCTCGGTGCGGTGCCAGCGGTGGCCGCCGTGGACCTCGTTCTCCCAGTGGTCCCGGGCGGCCTCGAACTTCTCCCAGTCCTCGCGGGAAGCCGGGGCCGCCTCGTGGTAGTCGCTCGGCGCCATGGGAAACAGCTCGCAGCCCCACTTGGCCACGTCCTTCTCCGTGCCGTTGCACTCCTCCACGAGGCCGCACTCCCGGGGGCCCTCGTAGGGGCACTGCATCGTCCACTTGATCCCGGCATACCAGTGCGTGTCGATGACGGGGATCAGGAGGTGCGGAAGCCGGTTGGACCCCGTTCCCTGCTCGTCGTAGTGCTTCACTGGCCGATCTCCGGGGGCTTGAGGACCTCGTAGGTCCGGCGGTTCAGTTCGTAGCGGATCATCTGCGTCGACAGCTCCGCGCCCCGGGAGTTGCTCACCCAGCGGTTCGGGCTGGCGTGCAGGTAGACCCAGGGCTCCCGCTCCTTGCGGTTGCGGGTGACCACCACGGTGCCCAGCCCGAGGCGCTCCGGGACACGGGGCTCGGCCAGGTGCCAGGAGTTGCGCAGGATCCGTGCCCGGCCCTGCTTCAGCTCGACCAGGACCTCCGCGTCTCCCATGGGGAGCCAGGGAGCCGCCGTGGGCATCCAGGCCCGGGTGTGCCGGACCAGGACCGTGGAGTGCTGAGGCAGGTCGGCCATCAGCATGACGACATCCCCCACGGCGAGCGTCCAGTTGCGGCCCTGGTCCTTCTGGACGGGCTCCACCCGCACCCGCGTGGACCACGCCAGGGGGTCGAAGCGCATGCGGCGGACCTCACGGCTCACGACGTTCCGGACGGACATCAGGGAGCCACGGCAGGAGGACGCCTTGCGCACGATGCAGAAGGTGCCCTCGGGCGTGGAGATGACGTCTCCCTCCTGGAGGGACTCCATCCGCACCTTGATGTAGGAGCCGACCTGCCGGAAGGCGTTGATGGACTTCATGCGGGCCTGCTCAACGCGGTTGAGGCCCTTCACGGGGCGAGCCCCGGTGGTTACCGGGGCTCGATGTGCTGCTGTGCTCACTGACCACTTCCCTTCTCGGCCAGCGCGAGGAGCTTCAGGAGCGTCTCCTCGCTGACCTCGTATGTGGTGCTGATGCCACTGGAGGTGTCCTTGCGGTGCAGGTCGTACCGCTCGCCCCGGCTGCTGAGACGCTCCTCGCCGAGGAGGTTCTGCACCCGGTTGCGGATCTCGGAGGCGACGAGGTTGTTCTGCGCCCGGCGCCTGCTCTCGGCCTCGTTGTGCAGGATCTCCTGCTCGGCCTGCTCCTTCTTGCGGGCGGCGTGGGAGTTCCAGCCGTCGATCAGGGCCTGCGGCCGGACGAACTCCAGCGTGACCTTGACGCTCCGGGTGGACCCGTCGCTCATGGGGACCTCCACCGTGGTGCGGGCGGAGATGTCGCCGGTGAAGCGGCCGTCGTGGCCCTCCTCCACGAGCTTGTGCGGGTTCATCTGGGCCCAGGCCTTGGCGAAGATCACAAAGGGCAGCTCCATGATCCGCGTCTTGGCCGAGACCCACATGTAGTCCATCTCGTCGATGATGAGGACCGGAACCCCGACGGCCCAGCTCCTGGCGCTCCAGGAGTCGGACCGGCCCGCACGGTCGCCCTTCTGGGCCCGGGTGACGACGGTCTGCTTGGTGCGCTTCTCGGCTCCGTCCCAGTAGCCCCAGACCTCGTCTCGGCGCCACAGCTTCGGCTCGACGACCTTCGCGGGCCGTGCGACGTCCTCCGAGGTGCGGGGGCGGTACGCGTAGATGAGCTTGTCTTCGAGTTCGGCGAGCTTCATGAGGCCTCCTGGGGAGTCGATTGGCCTTGACGTCGTCAAGGTTACTACAAGGATTCTTGGAGGGTCAACCCCTCATTCGAGGATCTTCGAGATGAACCACATAAACCCCCGGGGGATCGCCAGGGCGATGTCCACGATCAGCTCACCGAGGTCCTCGCCCCAGTCGCTGTCCCGGCGCCTGCGCGGGGCCCTGGAGACCGCTCCACGGCCGTGCAGGCGGTCGTAGGCCCTGCGGGCCTTGGCGGCCTTCTTCGCCTCTCTGCGGCGCTTCCAGGCGCTCATGCGGCGACCGGCACACTGGCTCGCTGGGACAGGTCGAGCAGCGTGGCCACCAGCTCCTCGGCCGACAGGGTGAACTCGAAGTCCTCGGGGAAGTCCTCGGCGTCCGTCTCGGCGTCGTAGTTGTTGTCCTCGGCGTACTCGGCCGCCAGCATGATGACCGCGTGCAGCTCGGCGCACTCGGCCGGGCTCAGCAGGTCGTAGTGGTGGTGGTGGACGCGGACCAGCTCCTCCCAGCGGGAGGCCAGGTCGCTGATCAGTACCCCGTTCAGGTCCCCGTCCTCGGGCTCCGCGATGTTCGCGGCGATCTGGACGCCGGTCTTGACGTGCTCGATCAGGTGGTCGGGAAGGCCGTACACAGCGCTCATGGCTACCTCCAGTGACTGTCTCTGGCGGGACGTCACTGAAACTACTCCAACGATTGTTGGGGCGTCAAGCCCCCGGTGCCCAACGGGCCTTGGCCTCGTCCTCCGTGATCGCCAGTCCCTCCTGGAGCACGCTGTAGCTGGCCATGCCGTCCAGCAGGTCCACGAGCTTGATCGAGAGGTTCGCGGCCTCCTGGTCGTCGACCAGCTTCTGGGCCGCCAGGGCAATCCGGCGCAGGACCTCCGTCTCCGAGGCGTCGAAGACCAGGGCCGTCCAGACCTCCGGCTCGCCCTGCTCGGTCACGTAGTCGAGTTCGCCCTCCCCCGGCATCAGGGCGAACATGGCCGCCGTCTTGTTGGTCTTCACCTGCATGCCGAAGAGGTCGGCCACCAGGATGCCCTCTTCGTTCGTCCGTACCGTCATGGCTTCTCCCACGCAAAAGCCCCGGCGGGATGCCGGGGCTTCGCACTGTAGTACCGACCTACCGGGGCGTGTAGGAGATGAAGCCGTGATCCCCGTCGTGGTTCGCGGGGAGATTGCAGTACTCGGCCGGGCACCGGTTCGTCCCGGTGACCACACCGAGCCCCTGGAGAAGCCGGATCGCCACGTCGACCGGCGACTCCGGCCTCACGATGTTCGAGCGCGTCATCTCCTGCGGGAAGGACGTCATCAGGAACGTCTGGAGCCGGTTCAGCTCGGCCGCGTAGGGGTTGCGCAGGGCCTCCCCAGGATCGGAGATGGGCGCCCCGTGGATCTGGGAGGGCGTCTCGTCCGAGGTGTCCTGGACGAAGCCGCTGGTGACCTGTGAGGGCACCTGGGAGCCGTCGGCAGCACTGGTCATGGGGTCTGGGCCTCCTGGGCGCTCTGTGCCCCCTCAGGGGCCTTCTGCTGGTCCTCCCAGATCTCCCGGCGCTGTACCGAGTCCTGGACCGAGAGGGACACGCACGGGCCCTTGTGGAGATCGGGGAGTTCACAGGCGTAGGACTGGTACCGCCCCCACACCGGCTCGCGGCATGAGCGCTCCGGCCACTGCGCCTTCCGAATCTCCATGGTCCTCCTCAAACGACTACAGGCCCGTACCGCGAGGGTACGGGCCCTGATGCCGTCAGGGGAAGCTCAGTCGGCCTGGATATCGATCTTCAGACAGGTGGCCGGGTCCTCGGGGTCCCGGGACCACTCCCCCTCGGGGTTGGCCGCCTGATACGACCACTTGCCGTTCGGGTCGTCCGAGGTGGCATGGTGCAGGAAGCGGGGGACGTCGAAGTCAGGCTGTCCCGTCAGGACGAGCGCCAGGTCCTGAGCGAGCTGCTGTCGCCCGTGGACCATCCCGCCGGTGAGAGAGTGGATCACGATCGTCTCCAGCCCCGGAGTGACCGGCAGGATCAGCACCGTGCGGAGCAGGGCCTTGAAGTCCTCCTCGGGGGAGTCGAACTTCCGGACATGCTCCGCCAGGTCGATCCAGGCGCGGCGGTAATCGGTCATAGGGCCTCCAGGGCACTCGTTTTTAAAATCAGTCAGCGGTAGCGATCTCCACGTGGTCGCCGCACTCGGGGCACTCCGCCTCAGCGGTCTCGAAGCCGTTCGCGGTGAACTCCATCTCACCCTCGAAGCCGCACTCGTCGTTGCCGCACTCGGCCTCGCGGGTGAAGTCGGCGGAGACGCCGAACTTGCGGGCGCTCAGCTCAGCGGCGACGGAGACGGTGATCGGGTCGGCGGAGAGGAAGTTCGACATGAGGGCCTCCTGAGGAGTCGTGGTCCTGACTCCGTCAAGGTTACTACAAGGATCCTTGGAGAGTCAAGCTCAATCTCAGTGCGGTCCGACAACGGGCTCCCAGCCCCAGGAGCCCAGCAGCAGCCACCCCAGACGCGGGTGACGGACGAACAGACGACCCCCGAACACGACCTTCGAGGGTCCCTTCTCCAGCGAAACGGCCATGGGCCACCTCCGGTGAATCGGGCCGGGGGCCGAAGCCCCCGGCGGATCGGACTACTTGTTCCACTCGCGCTGGAGCTTGCGGAACTTCGCCTGAGCCTTCTTCTCGTGGGTCTCGAAGACCTCCTGGATGCTCAGGCCCTTCTTCGCCGCAATCGATCGGATCAGGAGACCGGCGTGGCGCAGGTTCTCGATCTGGCGCTGCTCGCGGGGCATCCGGGCGTTGTAGTGCGCCCAGTCCTCCTGGCCCACGCGCCACTCGTCCAGCAGGTAGTCCAGCAGGGCGTCCGTAGCCGCGATCTCGGCGGTACGGAGGGTCTTGCAGACGGTCCAGGAGTCGTTGCTCTTGCCCTCGTAGAGCTTGTCGCCCTCCGGGGTGGTGATGCTCTTGTCGGCCGCCGCCTTGGCCTTGCGGGCCCGCTCGGCTTCGCGCTCGGCGCGGGCCTTGGCGGCCTCCTCCTCGTCCGGCGTGAACATCTTGGTGCCCTTGGCGTTGACCGGGGCGGAGGGGTAGCAGGTGGTGCAGGCGCGCTCACCGGCGTCGGCGACGATCTCCGCCTCCGACTTGCCGGAGTACTGGATCAGCCAGGCGAAGCCCGTGCGGTACTCGCCGTGGTGGCAGGTGGAGCACTCGGTGCCCTTGTGGGCGTGGCCGTTGCTGCTGGTGGCCAGGAAAACGCGGTTCCAGCCTCCCCGGCGGGTGTACTCGGCCTCGTAAGGGAGCGCCTCGGCCTCCAGGGCCATCAGCTTGTTGCCCTCGGCGACGATGAAGCGACCGAGCCGGGCCAGGTCCTCCATCAGCTCGATACCGTCCAGCACGGTGGCGAGCCCGGGGACTCGCAGGCCCTTCTTGATCTTCTCGATCTTCGCGTAGGTCTCGGACTCGACCTTCTTGTACCGCAGGATCTGGGCCTGGACGACCGCCTGGCGCTCCCAGATCGGAGCGAGGAGGGTGTCGATCTCGACGGGGGTGAGGTTCGCGAGGTTCTGGGTCATGTGCGCCTCCTGAGGAGTCCTTGTCCTGCTGACAAGAAGAACTCTACCCCCAGGAATTGTTGGAGCGCAAGTACCTCTACAAGAAAAGTACGAGAGCTACGATGATCGGGGTCCAGAAGACCGCAAGGAGGATCAGTGCTGATCCCCATGCACGAGGGCTCATAGGTGCTCCTCCAGTTCCAGGATCCGCAGCACCTTGGCCGGGTCCAGCGTCCATGACGTGGGCGTAGGAGGCGAGCACTTCCCACTGCATTCGTCCGGGCAGTAGCACCAGTCGATGTACACGCCCACGCGGGCCGACTCGGCCAGAGCCTTGACGCTCAGCAGAGTCTGGCAGTCCTGGCACTCGACTTGGCGCCCCTCCCCCTCGGAGTCGTACCCGATGGACTCCAGCGGGTGCCCGCACGGCGGAACGTACTTCTCGCAGCCCTCCTTCTCCGTGTGGCCCCCGGCGTCCCAGCACGTCCGGCGGCAGCCCCAGTACTCCTCCGGGATCGGCCCGGGTCTACGTGCGGTCACGAGATGTCTCCTCTCGCTTTTTAAAAACGATCTGAAGCCTCTCCCCGTCACCGAAGACGCGGATGTCGCTGTCGAACAGCTCTGCACCGGGCTTACGCCCCTCCATCAGTTCGTTGCGAGCGAGCCCGAAGAGCTTGCTCAGCTCGGCGAAGGGCGCCCCGTTGTCCATCGAGTAGGACACCGTGGTCGTCATGGTCTCCTCGCGGTCGTAGCTCTGCATGAGGTCCTCCAGGTACGGCACAGGGCCGGATCCCGTCGTGGGGACCGGCCCTGTGCGGCAGGCGTTCGAGCTTCAGGCGGAGGCGTCGGCCGCGTCGGCCTGGGTGTTGTCCACCAGGGTGACGCCGTCGGAGAGACGCTCCACCGAGTCGACCTTGTCCTCCGGGACGATGTACTCGGTGCGGGAGTCCGCGCCGCGCACGTTGGTGACCAGCGAGTAGCGGCCCGGCTTGTCGCCGGAGCCCGCCTGGAACAGGACGTGGTCGGCCTTGACGTCCTTGGTGGTGCCGTCGGCCAGGTTGACCCGGTAGACGTGCTTGCCCTCGACCTTGACGTCCAGCTCGGGCTTCGGGACGACGCGGTACTCGTCGACCGAGTCGGCCTTGATGGACTTCACCACCGTGGTGCCGTTGTAGTCGTCGACACCCTCGACGTAGCCGTGGAAGGTCAGACGGCCGTCGGCCTCGGTGACGGTCTGGGCCTTGACGACCTCGTTGGGGCGGTCGTCGGCGTAGACGATCTCGAAGGCCTTGGTGTTGCGCTCGCTCATGGGTTTCTCCTGCTTCCCGGGCGCCTTGGTGGCGCCTGCTTCGGTTCGGATCGGACTGGCGGGCTGTTCGCTGACGAACATGCGATTGGTGCTCGAATCCAGGTAGATCTTGCCCGAAGGCACGAGATTCGACATCTGGATGATCGCGTCCGACAGTTGCGAACTGGTGATGGGCGAGTACGAGAGGTTCGTCGAGGTGACCCCCTCGTACGTTCTGACCGCCCCCTGGTTCACGGCCCTGGCTGCAATGGCCTCGAACTCGGCGGCGTTGCTCCACTCTTCCAAGCTGGGCTCCAAGGACCTTCGGGTGAATGCGGATCACACCCTACTCGAAGGATCCTTGGTTGCTCAACTAGACGAGGGAGACGATCTCCTCGTCGGCAAGGCCCTCGCCGTCCCATCGGACGAAGGTCTTGCCCTTGTAGACCTTGAAGGTCGACGTGTCGGCCCCCGGCTCGGTCCACACCTTGAGCCGCTTGGCCTGGGTGAAGTCCTCGTGGATGGCCGTGATCTCGCCGTCCCAGTTGTGCCCCGGCAGGTTGTCCCGCAGCGGGTAGAAGGTCTCGAACAGGTCGTTGTGCATGGAGACCCGGTCGTGCGAGGGGACGAGGGCGATACCCCGGACGACGTGCAGCGTGCCCTCGTCCGTCTCCTTGTCGAACTCGTCCAGCATGATCTTCAGCGGGAAGTACTCCGAGAAGACGTTCTCCGGGGTGGCGTACCTCTCCTGGTAGGACTTCAGCCGCCTCATCATGACCTCGGCGGCCTTCTTCAGCTCCTTCGCGCTCAGCGCCGGGGTGATGTTGATCGTGCCGCTGATGTGCCATTCAGTGCCCATGGGACCTCCTGGGGAGTCGGGATGGTGGATCAGATGATGAGGGCGGCCCTGAGGGCGCCCAGGCCGTCCGTGGAGGACTCCCGGACGATGCGCCGGGCCTCGGCCTTGCGCTTGGCGGCCTGACGGGCCTTGACGAACTCGCGCTCGTACACGGAGCCGTAGACGCCCTCGGGAAGCTCCTCGCGGAAGATGTGCGCCATGTCCGAGGAGATCATGCAGGCCATCTTCCAGGTCAGGCCCTCGATGTCCTCGATCACCGGCTCCTCGCCCTGCTTGCCGTTGGCGTACCAGGAACGGAGATCCTCGATCGCGAGGAGCTGGGCCCGCGCGGCCTTCGTGTTCCCCATCGCTGCTTCCAGCATCTCCTTGACGAAGTCGTGCCGGTCGCGCTCGCTGTGGGCGAAGTTCTTCATGCGGGCCTCCTGAGGAGTCGGTTCCGGGGCTTCCCCCTGACAACGTCAAGGTTACTACGGGAATTCCTGGGGCGTCAAGCCCTCTCTTCGAACTCCTCGTGGAGCTGGGAGAGCTTCTCCGTGGGGATCCAGCAGTTCGAGAACGGAGCCCGGCTCCAGTCGTCGGCGGCCAGGGTGCACAGGCCTTCAGCGGCCACACGGGCCTTCTCCACGGCGTTCGCACGCTTCTGGCTCAGACCCTCCAGGCCCGCGTCCGGAGTGCGCACGAGGACCTTGGGGTCGCCGTACCGCTGGTAGTGCAGTTCGGCCCGCAAGTAGCGGTTCTCCCTGCTGACGATGAAGAAGATCACCGGGCACTTCAGGTGCTCGGCCAGCCGTCGGCCGTTGGTGATCCCCTTGGCCTTCAGGGCCTCGCGCAGCTCCGCCCCGGTCATCGCTTGCTCCACTGGATGCCGATGTTCAGGGCGTTCTCCGTGACGAACTTCCACAGGGCGTGACCACGCATCCAGTGCGGCCCCTCCCACTCCGGCGTGGGAACGACGTGCGTCGCGCTGATCTTGCCCTCGCCTGAGCGGACGGTCAGCTCGAAGACGGCACCAACGCCCGGGAACATGGGGTCCCGGGTGAGCGGCGGCTCGGGGCTGTCCTCGCTCGGGACCTCAGCCTCCCAGATGAGCTGGTCGGTGGTCTCGAAGTTCAGCCCTCGGTAGGGGTCGTCCGCCGGGTTGGCGGAGATGTCGGAGTGCGAGGAGCCGTAGAGGTACGTACGGGCGTACCAGCGCTCCTCGCCCTCATCGCCCCACCAGACGTCCGAGACGTCTCTGCGGTCGCGGAGGTGCTCCTCCAGGACCGCCTGAGCGCTCCTCCAGTCGGTCCGGAAGCCCGGCTTGCCGTTGACGGTGAACAGGTAGATCTTCATGAGTCCTCCTGGGGAGTCGGTGCTGACGGCCTCCTGGGTAACGTCCTGACACCGTCAAGGTTACCCCAGGAATCCTTGTAGCGAAACCCCCTAGCGGGGTCGGCCTCCGTGGAACCGCTGCTCATGGTCCATCATCGACGCCACGGCGTTGAGCATGTTGGCCCCCACGGCCAGGGCCTCGTTGTCCGGCAGCTCCTCGCTGACGCTCGACGTCGCCACCAGCGTGCGGGGATCCACCAGACCGGCCTTGCCCTGGTAGCAGTCCTTGCAGGCCACGTACGCGTGGACCTTCCAGGGGCCGTCCTCGGACTCCAGACCGTGCTCCACGCCGAAGACGTACCGGTCCAGCCGCAGGTTGATCAGAGCAAGCCGGAACAGCTCGTTCTTGCGTCGCTTCTCCCGGGCCGCCCTGGCCTCCTGGTGGCGCCGGAGGTTGAACTCCGGCCAGCTCTCCCCCTCGCGGGGGCGGCTCTCGATGGCGGTGCTCATTCCGGCTCGCCGATCTTGACCGTGGTGACCTCGTTGTCCTGGACCTTGATCTGCCAGGCCTCTCCCCCGCCCATGCCGGTCATGATGCCGTTGACCGTGTGGTCGAAGGTGAAGCCGTGCAGGAGGTCGTCCTCGGCGACGAGCTTGGCCTTCTCGGCGAAGATCCCGGCAGGCCTCAGGAAGTAGTCGATCACGTACCGGATCCAGGGCTCCAGGTCCCCGGCACCCTCCTGGCCGTCCCACTCCAGCAGGCCGGGCCCGTTCAGGCGCAGGCTGGCGTACAGGGTCGGCATGTCCTGGGCGGGCCGGTTCCAGTCGATCACGTCCGGGTGGGACGCGGTGAGGCTCTTGCGGATGTCCAGGGGTCCGTGCACGGTCGTCATGTGCCGGGCGTCCAGGAACAGGCGCAGGGCCTTGAACTCGGTCGGGTTCAGCGGCGGCTCGATGTGGAGCTGGCCCTTGTACTGTGCGTCGAATCCCATGGTCAGATGTCCTTCTGGGGGAACTGGTCGAGCAGGATCTTGAGGTCGTCCAGCAGGAGCTTCTTGCCCGGCGGCCCCGCGAGGGCCTGGATGTCCTGCTCCATGTTGTCCGCGACACGGGCCACACGGCTGGCGGGGTCGTAGCCCTCGGCCTCGCGCACCTTGGCGATGTGCTCCACCTCGATGAGCACATCGGCCTCGTACGCCTTCACGAACGCGGTCACCCGGCGCCGGACGTCCTGGAGGATCTCTGTGCGGTCCATGGCCTTGGCCACGCGCTCGATGATCTCCTCCCCGTTCTCACGGGCCTTCTGGACGTCCGTCTGCTGGTAGTCGTCGTAGGTCTTCGCCATAGCTCCTCCTGGGGAGTCTCGGGGGTCTGAACGGCCGTACAGGGGGCGCCTGGGGTGAAGGCCCAGGAGCCCGCAGAGCGGCCGTCAGCGGGGCAGCAGGACGCCCTGGGTCTGGAGCACGGTCGCGGCCACGTCCACCGCGTCCTCGGTCCCGCTCACCACGGCCACGAGGGCGAGGTAGTAGAGGTGGCCCTCCATGCGGCGGGCGGCCTCCGGGTCGGTCTTCGCGGTCTCCCGGATCGTCCGCACGTGCTCGTCGGCGTCCTCCGGCGTCACCAGCGGCACGAAGGGGAACGCTCCGCGCTTCGGGTCGGTCTCGCCCGAGGGGGTCTCCACAGAGGCCTCCTCGGTCTCCTGCGGGGCCACCAGGTCCTCGCTCTCGGGAATGTCCGACCGGCGCGCGGGAGCCCCGGAGACGGCCAGGAAGCTGTTGTCGGTCTTGCCGGTGTCCTCGTTCCAGCCCCACACGACGAAGTAGCCGACCGTCTTGAGGTCCTCCATCATGTCCGCCACGCGCTCCAGGCGGGCCTTCTCGCGCTCGGCCGCCTTGCGGGCCTGGACGCCCTTCAGCTCCCGGGAGACGCCCTCGTAGGAGACGCGGACGATCTTGCCGCCCTCGGTGTCGGACTGTCCCGGCCACTCGCGGACGATGTATCCCCCGTACCGGGTCTCGTGCGCGCCGTACGGGTTGTAGCCGAGTCGGCGGAGCTGTTTGGACACGGCGGATGCGTGGGTCCGCCCGGTGGTCTGGTGCTTGGCCATACGGCCCTCCTGCTGGTCTCTGGCGGGAAGCCGGGGCCCGTGAGGACCCCGGCGGGTAGGTACTGCTGGATCACATGCCGATCGCGGCGCGGAGCAGGGAACGGAAGTCTCCCTGGGTCAGGCGTCCCGCCGTGTTGATGACCTCCAGCGTCCAGGAGAGGCCCTGGCGCTCGGCCTTCGCGATGCCCATGAAGTTGCCGGTGGCCAGCAGGGACGGCTGGATCATGGCGACCTTGTCAGAGCTGCCGCCGGTGGCGTCGTAGACCGAGACGCGCACGTTCTTGGCCTGGCCGAAGTCCGTGCCCTTCTTGAAGGCCACGAAGGCGAACAGGATCGAGGTGATGTTGTTCGGGATCCGGGAGAAGTCGACGGTGATCACCTCGTCGTCACCGGCCTTCTTGCCCCGGTGCTCATCTCCCGAGTGCGTGATGGCGCCGGTCTCCGTCGGGTCCAGGTTGTCCAGACCCGCGTACATGACCGGGTCCTCGCCCTGCATCAGGACGGCGACGAGGTCCAGGTCCGTGCCGATGAAGTTCTTGATGGCTCCCAGGACACGACCGGAGCCGCCGGTGGACGTGTCCCAGGCCCCGCCGATCTGGAGCTTCTGGACACCGGTGAGGTCGTTGCGGCCGTCGTCCTTGGTGAGTACGTGCATGAGTGCCTCCTGGGTGGTAAGTGTTCTCTGGCGGTGGCGGGGGCCGTGTGGCCCCCGCCGGGTGGGGACTAGCCCCAGGGGAGTCCGTACTTCTCGGCGCAGATCGGACCGTAGCCCGCCGCCTCCGACTCCTCCTTGGTGAGCTGCTTGGTGCAGAAGACGCAGCGGTGGTACAGCTCGCCGAACTTCGCGGCCTGCTCCGCCGTGGCCTTCTTGTCCTCGGTCAGCTTCCGGAAGGGGCTCTGGCCGACGTAGACCCACTTCTCGGTCTCGTCGTCCCACTCACGGGCCGTGGTGTTGCCGGTCCGCTCGGAGACGATGACCTTGAAGTACGTCCCGTCGACCACGTAGACGCCCTCGGCCGGGATGTAGCGGGCCGGGGTCTCCGCCTTGCGCTGCTTGTCCTTGTACGGGGCCGCCTTGAGGTCCGTGATGTGCTTGGACGCGGTCTCGAAGGGGAGGTCGGCCAGATTGGCCAGGTCCAGGGTGAGGTCGTGCTCCCGCTCGGCCAGCAGCTTCTTCAGGAAGCCGAGCTGAGCCGGAGTGATCATCCGGGTGCTGGAGGTCCCCCTGGGGGCGACCGACAGGTCCAGCAGGGACTTCATCGCGTCGATGGTCTCGGAGGCCTTCGACTTCTCGATCTCGTTCTGGGCCTGGGCCTGCTCGACGATCAGCCGGTGCTCCGGCGAGAGCAGGTGCAGCGGGATCCTGCGAGCGAGGGAGCAGACGTAGTTGGCCTGACGCGGACTGGCGGGGGTGAAGACCTCCTTGCCCTCCGCCCGGCCCTGCTTGCGGTCCGCGACGATGCGCTCGTGCTCGGCGACCTTGCGCTCGTAGGAGGCCGCGACCTGGCAGCAGAAGCCGGAGCCGTGCTCCTTCTTGCCGACAGCGGCGTGGTCCCGCAGGACGTCACGCATCATGGCGAGGGTGAAGGGGTCCAGCTTGCCGGTGCCGGGGAATTCGTAGGTCACGGGGGCCTCCTGAGGAGTCGGTGTCGCCTTGACGCTGTCAAGGTTACTCCAAGGATCATTGGAGAGGCAAGCCCCTCCCTGGCGGGATTTTTAAAAACGGGTCTAGCGGTTGCCGAACGCCACGTCCATCAGCGCGGACAGGTCGTCCAGCGGCAGGGTGACGCTACGTCCGTCCTTGGACACGTCGTATCCGTCTCCCGGTGCCGGGGTGTAGCCGGGGTAGTTCCTCAGGTTCCGCCGGAGAAGGGTCAGCAGGCGCTGCGCGTGCAGCCGCTCCACCTCCTCCGAGGTCTCCTTGCGCTCGAAGTCGGCCCAGGGGCCGGAGAGCTTGCGGGGGTCCACGGCGGCCCTCGTGAGGGACTCCTCGTCCTCCCCGGGACTGCTGACGATGTACGCCTTCAGGGACAGGTTCGCCCTGTAGCGCGTCTCGCCCTTGCCGGGCATGTGGCGCGTGCGGGTGGTGGTGTCCTCCACCCACTCGCCGGAGCCGTTGATGCGCCATCCAGGGGACAGGTCCACGATCTCGTAGCACCTGTCCCCAGGACCGACGTACCGTCCGCCGACTTCCAGGTCACTGCGCTTCATGCACTTCCTCCCGCTCTCCACCGGTCTCCAGGTTACTCCTGGAATCCTTGGGGTCACAACGGGAGAGGGGCTTCCCTCTCCCGTTGCTCACAGCGGTCAGCCCATGTAGGGCTTGATCAGCTCGTCGATGATGCCGACGGCCTTCACGGGCGCCTGGGTGTTCAGGGCCTCCTGGATCTTGTTCAGGAGCATCCGGAAGGACTTCATGATCTGTTCGGTCTCGGCCATGTGAACCGCGTCCTTGCCGGACAGCTCCTTGGACAGGTCGTGGATCTTCTTCTTCGCCGCCTCGCTGGCCTTGTCGAACGCGGCCTTGGCGTCGGTGTACTGCTTGTCCGACAGGGAGAGGTCCCGCTCCGCCTCCCTGCGGACTTGGGCGATCTGGTCCTCCAGTTCGGCAACCTGCTTCTTCAGGCCGTCGATCTCAGCCGTACCAGCCGACCCGGCGAAGTTCTCCCCGAGAACCGAGACGAGCAGTTCCAGCGCGTCATTGACGTCAGAGGGGAGGGCGGGGCTGTGCACGGGGGAGGTCTCCTGGGTCTCGGGGGCGGAGAGGACGGTTTCCGGGTTGTAGACGCCATGGCGGAAGCCCCGGTGCATGGCGAGCCCCTGCGGGCGCTTGGAGGTGAACTTCTTGCCCTGCTCCCAGCACTCGATGCAGTAGTACGTCTCGACCCCGTGGAGGTTCACGAGGAAGAGGCTCGACTGCGTCTGGCCCAGGAGCGCCGGGTCGAAGACCGGGATCTCGGTCGGCAGGACGCGGACCTCCTTCACGGGCTCGGGCTCCGGCTGAGCGTCCACGAGTCCGCCCTGGGTCGCCTCTTCGGCCTTCTTCTTGGCCCGGTCCGCTTCGGCCTTCTTCTTGGCCTGAGCGGCCTCGAAGGCCTTGCGCTGTGCGTTGGCCGCCTGCGCCTTCTTCTCGCCCTCCGCCTCCAGCTCAGCGAGAAGAGCCTCGGTCTCTTCAGGCGTACGGGCCGGGCCCTCGCCGATGAGGTTGTACTGGCGGGCGTTCGAGCGGAACACCTTCATCGACTCGTCGTTGGGGTTCAGACCGATCGTGATCGCAACGCCGTCGGGCGCGCTGATCACGATCTTCTGGTTCCGGATCGAGACGTCCCAGTCCGCAGCCTTCGCGAGATCGATCGCGTTCTGCACCTCAGCGGGTACGCGCTTGTTACCAGCCATGTGGCCTCCTCGGGTCGGTTCTCTCTGGCAGGACAAGAACCTACTACCAAGGATTCCTGGAGTCAAGCTCCCAGCTTCACCGGCTCCCAGCTACCTCCGATGCAGAGCATGATCTCCTTGACGTCCCAGGTCGCAGGCTCGACCTTGGGCAGGAACCGCACGTGGCTGTTGTGGTACTTCAGCGTGATGTGCGGAGTCCATCCATGATCATTGCGGACCTTGTACCCGTGCTCCACGAGGAGTTCGTTCAGGTCGTGCCGGATCGCCCCTCCCCCGGGGATGTCCACGGCGGCCCACAGGACATGGTTGCCCGGGTTGGTGAAGGTACCGGCTCCGCCGACGCTGGCCTTGAAGGGCTTCTGCGTACGGGCCCACGCACGCACGAGGGAGTCCAGCCCGGCCACCTGGTCCTTGGAGTGCTCCGTCTTGCTCCCGAGGTAGCACAGGGTCACGTGGAGGGCCTCCAGGGGCTCCCCGTCCTCCACCAGCAGTTTCCGGCCGATGCTCTTGGGCGGCACGATGGCGATCATGATGCCGTCGCCGTCTGTTCCCGAGGCCTGGGAGAACAGGCCGGACAAGGTCCTCCTCGCCGTCGTGGGGACCCAGGGGCTCGGTCCGGTGGGCGAGGAGTTCTTCCACTCCCGCAGGCGCTCCCAGGGCCGGTCAGGGTGCTGGTCGAGGTACTTCTCCACGACGTTCGAGAGATCGAAGAGCCCCTTGCCGTTACCAGTGAAGGCGTCCGAGCGGTGGGTGTGCAGCTCCTCCCAGAGGTTGGCCGCCATGCGCTGGCGCTCCTCCTCCGGCAGCCTGCCGATCGCCTCGATCTCGTGGAGCAGGGTCTCGGCATAGTCCCAGTAGGACTCCGGCAGGTGGGTGGCGCTCCAGTCCTTCGGGACCTCCAGGGGGTGCACGGCCCAGGTGTCGTCGGTGACGTCGTAAGCCGCGTACGGCTTGAGGTTCCTGATGTCCCAGGCCCGGGGGTTCACGAAGAACGTCCGGTCGAAGGGGCCCACCTTGCGGCCGTCGGCCAGCTCGAAAAAGTAATTGTCGACATTCGCCTTGGACCACAGGGCGTCCGTCATCTGCTGGGCGATCTCGGCATCGTCCAGCTCCTCGTGATCCGGATTCTGGTCGCGGAACTCGGTCCAGTCGATGCCGATCAGGACGTCGAAGTCCCCGTTGAAGGGCTGCCACTTGGCCGCCTCGGACCCGGCGAAGTACACCTTGGCCCAGGTCTCCCAGCCGTCGTACAGGTGCCCCAGGACGCGCCCTACGCGGTCCAGGATGTCCTGGCGGACCTCCGGGCGCAGGTGGTCGCCCTCGAAGATGCGCTGGTCGTTCTGGGCACTGTTGGGGCCCCAGTACCGGCCCTCGGGGAGCCAGGTGTGGGTGTGGGTGTAGACCGGGTGGTCCCCGATCGTGGTGTTGTCCTCGTGGCCGTGCGAGCCGTCGTCGTGAGCCCAGCCGTCCATGGTGGTCATCTGGACCCGGTGGCCCTCGTTGTCGGTCCCCATGGTTCCCGGCGGCGTGTAGGCGGCCGTCGTGGACGAGGAAGACCCCGAGTCTCCCCCGGCGTCTCCCGAGTCGTCAGAGCCGCCCTGAAGGGCTTCCGGGACCCCTCCCATCCACCGGTTCTGGGTGTGCTTGCGCTTCTCCTCGTCGGCCTCCATGGCCCCTTGATGCTGGGCGGGTGCCTGGAAGTGCTCGTCGAACGTTCTCAGGGCGTTGTGGTGACCGTAGTGGCCCAGCAGCCCCCGGAACGTGTCAACGAAGTCCTGACCATGGCCGCCCGAGGTGAGCAGGTGGGCCATCTCGTGCAGTACAGCGTGGTTGTGGAAGTGGTTCGAACCCAGGTGGAGGCGAAGCTGCTCGTCCGGCTCCCCCAGCTCGTCCTCTCGCACGACGTAGCTGTGGTTCGGACGCAAGGTCGGCCTGACGGCCAGGTCGGCCGCCTGCGGATGCCCGTGGTCGTGCAGGATCTGCCGGGCGTGGTCCCCGGCCTCCTCCAGATCTCCGTAGCGCTGGAGATCGTGACCGCCCTCCGTCATGGCCTTCTGAGCCGCGTAGACGTTCGTGGTCCACGCATCCCTCGCCGCTGTCGAGCGCACCCCCTCCGGGTCGGAGAGATCCGGCCTGGTCAGACAGACGAACTGAGGGCTCTTCCGGGTGAACAGCCGCATCTGCCGGTGCGGGACCTCGGTCTCGGCCCGGTGGCGGACCTCCGGCCAGGACTCGGCGAAGCCGGGGTGCAGCTCGCCGGACTCGTGCATCTCGTCGATCTGGGGCGCGGTGAACCACCGGTGCCCGGCCGCCTCGTGGGAGTGCGAGCCGTCCTCGGAGGGTGTGAACTTCTCCGGGGTGTCGGCGATCACCGTGTGGTACGACCAGCCCCCGTGGTCGTTGGAGTGCGTGCCGATGTGGCCGAGCGGCGGCAGACCTCCCAGCTCCTCGTCACCCTCTCGGGTACCAGCCTCGAAAGGGGTCTCACCCCTCTCGATCGCTCCGCCGGGGATGGACCAGGTACCCGGGTGGTCGACGTGCCGCGAGCGCTGCTGGAGCAGGTAGTGGTGGGTCCCCTCCAGGTCCGTGTGGCGCACCAGGAGTCCAGCCGCTCCGCGCGCTCCCCAGTGGTCGTGTCCCTGGGCGCAGGTGACCTCGTCGGGGTCCTTCGCGGCGTGCACCCGGATGGGGTTGTCGAAGGTGTGGGTGACAGGCCCGCGTGCCGAGTGCCAGGTGATCCCCCGCACGTTCATGGGGGCGTTGCGCTTGAGGGGCACCTCCCGTTCGGGGTCCATGTCCCAGTCCCGTACGGCCCGGTCCTCCAGCACGTACGAGTTGTCCTCGATGTGGTGACGCTCGGGAGTGTCGGCGTGCAGGACCACGGCTGTCTGCCCGGGGCTGAGCCGGTCGCCGTTGAGGTGGTGGTAGCCGGGATCGTCGGTCCAGTGCACGCCGACGTTGCCCTTGGTCAGGGTGTGCTGGAGGACGGCTCGGGCCCGCTCATCCACCGGGAGCTTCTCGTTGTGCGCCGGGTGGCTGCTGGGAAGGTCCAGGGCGAGGTGGCGGTACACCCGGGACTGGAGCTTGGGGTGCCACTGGTCCCACATACGCTTGTGGAAACCGTCGTCCTCCTCGTACTGGCTCTCCCCGACCTGCCGGGGCAGGCCAAAGCTCACTCCCGCCGTACGGGGCTCCAGGGGCTTGGCGGAGAAGCCGATCTCGCTCGGCTTGATCTCCGAGGGGATGTGCTCGCCGGTGGCCTCCGCCGGATGCCGGGCGGGCGCCGGAGCACCCTTCCCCGCGAGGCCGAACATGTTCCGGCTCACCCGCACGGGGACGTGATCCATCCCGAGGACCCTGGCCGCCCGCAGCCGGTGGTTGCCCTCACCGAGGTAGGCCTCCCCCGTCTTGGGGTGGTACTGGAGCATCAGGGGCTCCATGTAGCCCTTCTCGGCGAAGTGGGTCGCCACCTCCCGCGCGTGGTCCCCGTCGGTCTCCTGAGTGGCGTACGGAGCCAGCTCGTGTGTGGGCACCATCTCCACGTTCGGATGACCGGCGGTGTGCACCCGCACCCGGATGCCGTGCTGGTTCAGAAACCGGGAGGGGATGTCCCCTCCGTCGTACCTCGCTTCCAGGTCGGCCTGCTTGCGCACGGGGCTGGAGAAGTCGTACCGGTTGAAGGGCGTTCCGGTGTGGAACTTCATGCCCTCCTCGGAATACTTCTGCCCCGAGGACCAGTGGTCATTGCCCTCTCTCCACGAGACCCCCGTGACCTTCATCGGGGCCCCGGGACGGACCGGCAGGCGCCAGGAGATCTCGGGGTCGTACTTCTCCCCGGGCCGCATGTTCTCGTGCCAGTGGTGCTTGTCCGGCGGGGTCTCGGCGTGCATGACGATGTGGGTCGTCGGGCATCCGCCGTGACCAGACTCCTCGTCGCCGCAGTTGTGTTTGCGCTCGTGGTCGTTGTACGTCCCCCAGCCGGTCTGGTTGGCGTACTCGGCGGCCTTGTGGGGGCTCGGGCTCCAGTAGTTGCCGAGGCCGCCGGTGGAGCCCTCCTCGCCCTCCGGGCCCTGGTTCTGGGCGTTCTGCTTGCGGACCTCGCTCAGCAGCAGGTGTGCCTTGGCCGCCGGGGGCTGGTTGGGGTCGTGGACGAACTTGTGGACCTCCGGCCGCAGGACCACGGACAGGCCACGGTGGACCCCCTGGTCCCGGGTGTAGCCGCTCTCGTCCGGCCGTCCCATGGGCTGCGCGTGGTACTGGCTCTCCTCGGCGGGCGCCGCCGTCTTGTGGGCCGCCGTGGTGAACAGCTCGGTCAGGGTCTGGGACATGGCCACCTCCACCCCTTCGGGCTTGTACTGCACCCAGAGACAGCAGAAGGCCCCCGAGTGAACGGGGGCCTTCCAGCACAGTGAAGCGAGATCCCGCCAGAGATCCGACTCAGGAGGCCGCTCGCCGAGGAGCAGACCAATCACTGCGTACGTGGCCGGGTGAAACGGCCGATATCGAAAGCATGCCATGATCGCAAGCTCTTCGGCAAGGTCGCTCACATGCGATTACGCCGACCACGGGAACGGGCGCTCTCGTGGAACATGTCCTGCCGGGCTCCCCGGGCCCGGCCGAATCCCCCGAGCTGACGGAAGACGTCCTGGTCAGTCCTGGGACCACCGGAGAACTCGTCTCCCCGGCTCATGCCCGGGAAGGGGTGGATACCGCTCTGCATGGCGCCCTGGGGCCGCATGGCGCCCAGCTCGGAACGCAGGGAGATGATCTGGTCCCCGATCAGGGCCATGACGCACTCCATCATCGCGTCGGCGACGTCCTTCGTCTGGACCGGCCCGGAGTCCGGGTGGTCCACCACGCCGTTCTTCTCCTGGAGGAACCTCAGCTCCAGTTCGGCCTGCTCGTAGTAGGGCGCGTGGACCCAGCCCATGTTCACGGCGGTCTTGAAGATCTCCGCCCGGGTCCAGTTGTGCTGGCGGGTCGCGGTCTTCTCGTAGACCTGGGTGACCTTGGGCAGACCGGACTGCCGGGACCTCTTGGCCAGACGCTGGATGACCTGGGCCGAGTTGAACTGGTCGAAGGTCATCTCGGTCGGCATGAACGGCGAGAGGATGTTGCCCCAGATCCACTCCTCCACCTGGTCGTAGTCGACGATGTGATCCGTGAAGTCCTGCGGCCGGAAGTGGTGGATCCGGTCGAACACCACATGGAGCCGGTTGTCCGGGCCCGGCTCGGCGTGGGCGCAGGCCAGACCGAAGTTCGCGTTGGACTTCGAGGGGTCTCCGTGAGCCTTGTAATCCAGATCCATCCGGCCCCGGATCTGCATGCCCAGCTCCGGCTGGCCGTAGAACTCCTGACGGGCGTGCCAGGGATGGAAGATCTCCTTGACCTTCTGCTCGTTGAGGTAGGCGTCCAGAGCCACGGCGAAGTGGCTGCGGCGCTCGACCTTGAAGGTGTCGGGGTTGGCCTGCTCCTCGCGGGCCATCTGGTCGTCGTACGCCTGAATGGCTCCCCGCAGGGGCTGGAAGTAGAGGGTCGGCTTGCCCTCGTACTCCCCGAGGTCGCCGGTGTAGCCCTCGGGGAACACCGGGATCGTGTGCGCGATCTCCCAGTCCTTGTAGATGTCCCAGCTCGCGAGCTGGATCATCAGCATCTCGGGGTAGACCGGCTCCCCGTTCTCGTCCTCCATGATCGAGTTCTGGTAGTTCACGTAGAACTGCCCGAGCATCTGCCAGGGGCTGGACGGCTCGATGATGAACGCGTCCATGCCGAACTGGTCCAGGGACGGCTTGGCCGCCGCGTAGACCTCCTCGGCCGACCGGTTGGCGCCGGAGGCGACCACGTGGGCCATCTCGTCCCAGGCCTGGCAGAACGAGGTCGGACCTCGTCCGGCCATCAGCGTGGACTCCTTCGGGACCAGCTCGAAGGTGGCCATGTTGATGTCGTCAGGGTTCATGCCCTGCTCGGCCCGCTTCCTCATCCGCAGGAAGTCGTTCGGGGCGTAGATCGAGAGCTTCTCCGCCTGGAGGGGCGCACGGATGTACGGGGCGAAGCAGGCAGAGCCGGTGATGTAGTTCACCGCGTCCTGCCACACCGTGGCCTTGGCCTGGTCCCGCTTTCCGGCGAACACCATGGCCACGAGCTTCTTGTCCCGGTCCACGCCGTAGTAGCGCTGCGGGTCGCCCTTGGCCATGTAGTTCCACAGCACGTAGGCCATGGACAGGCCGGAGATGTGGCCCTTACCGGCACGGCGGCCCATGACCAGGAGGGTCTCCCGGAACCACTTCCGGCCCTCCTTGCGGAGCTTGGCCATCCTGCGCCGGACACCGGGCACGACTCCGTTGTTGCCGGTCTGCCGGAAGCTCTCCTCCCACTCGTCGATGACCGCGTGGTCGTACTCCGTCAGCAGGTCGAGCCGCAGGAAGATGACCTTCAGCAGTGTGGCCTGGCGCGGGTACATGTTCGGCCGGTCCAGGTAGTCCGCACTGAGCACGAAGGTGATCGGGTCGGGTACCGGAAGGCCGGTGAAGAGCTGGAAGAGCTTGTCCGGCCCGAAGGCGGGCGGCAGCGTGGAGACGCGCGGCTTGGACCGGACCACAGTCTGGGCGGCCATGGTGTGCTCCTAGTGGCCCCAGGCGCAGTGGAGGAGGCCCTTCTCACGGTCGAGAATGGTCCACCCGCGCAGTTGGGCCAGATCGATGGTGCTGAGGCTCTCAGAGGCGTCCTGCGGCCTCCAGAAGACGGACTTGCATCCGTCGTGCGAGCACTCCACGTGGTCGGGGATCCGCTCCTCGGGCACAGGGCCCTCCTTCACTCGCTCGAACCGGAGACGGACCTCTCCGTCCACCTCCACCGTGTCGAAGAAGTTCTCGGCCGGGCGGGCCCAGACCTTGCCGTCTTCGCCCCGGTAGATGATCAGCGCCTCACCGGTCTCGGTGTGCTTAGCGCCGTGCAGAACCTCGTAGAGGCTGCCCTTGTAGTGGCGCCACATGCCCTCAGGCTCTGCGATCTCGATCGTGATGCAGCAGATGGACGGCTGGTCCCCATGGACAGAGCAGCGGAAGACCGTCGGAAGACGGAAGTCCTCCATCAGTGACCGCATCCTTTGCCGTGCCGGTGGCCCTTCTGGACCTCCAGGATCTTGCGGGCGTCCTCGGCGGTGAGCTTGAGCTTGCCGCCGGTGCCGAGCTGGAGCAGGTCCGACTGGACCTCGTGGGACATCCGGTCGTGATCGAACACGAAGCTCTTGGCGTCCGTGCGGCCGGTGATGACGATCTCGGGGATCAGGGTCCCCTCCACCTCGGTCATGGTGCCGTCGGGGTTCGCCACCCCGGCGGAGTACCAGCGCACGGAGACCGTGAGGCCCGCCTCCAGGAAGCGGTTCTTGGCTTCGTCGGTGAAGGCCTCGTAGCTCATGCGGGCCGTACGGGTCCGGCGCTCGTTGAGCTTGTCCAGGATCCCCTCGACCTTGATGATCTCGGAGTCGTAGAGGTTGATCGTGGAGCTGACGCCCCCGGCCTCTTCGGTCACTGCGGTGGTCACGTCTGCTCCTCGGGGGTCTGCTCAGGGGCCTGGGCGGCCTCCTGGGGCTCTACTGCGGTCTCGATGGGCTCCGGGTCCGCCGGAGGCAGTGCGGGCGGCATGGTGCCGTCCTGGGCCCACTGAGGGGTCTCGGGATCGATGTCCCTCACTTCTTCCGGCGGGTACTGGGTGCCTCCGGACAGGTCCGGGGTCCCTCCGTAGAAGTATTCGTCGGCGACCATCCCGTACCCGGAGCCGTCGGTGTACGTGAACCAGACCCCCGCCGGTGCCGGGATGAACTGTCCGGCGGTGGTGAGGGCCTGGCCTGCCGAAGGGTTGCGGATCGCGTACATCGCGACCACGTTCTTCGGGAAGAACGTCTCGGGGTCGGGGAACCACACAGGCATTCCCCACTGGTCCAACGAAGGGACCGCTACGCCCTCCGGGACCTGCATGGCCCAGGTGACGTAGCGGTCGTAGCTGTTGTCGGGCACAGCCCTCCTGTCGTGCTACACGAGGCGGGAGTGGCACGTACCGCACCGCTCCGCGTGGTCGGTGACGACCCCGCCCCCGGCCCGCTGAAGGTTGCGGTGCGTGGAGCTGCGGACGTCGATCTCGGGGTTGTTCGCCTGGTTCGTCATCAGGTTCACCAGGTCGAACACCGTGGCCTGGGAGGGGTTGTCCCCGAGCGAGGGGATCAGGTCCTCCAGGTTGCCCACGGTGCGGTTCGGGAGACCCTGCTCCAGAGCGAAGCGCCGGAGGGTTCCGGTCGGGTCCTCGCCGAGGGTCTCGTTGCGCAGGGCGTAGTAGTGCTGGATCTCCTCCTCCAGGGAGTCCACGGCCCGGCGGATCTCGGCGTTGAAGAGGGCGTAGATCTCCTCCTCGGTCGCGCCGTTGGAGGAGACGCGCAGGGACGGGTCGGCGATCTCCATGCCGTTGGTGCACACCAGGCGCCAGACGAGCTTCTCGATCTCCGGCGCGCGGTTGTTCTTGCGGTCCTGGACCACCCGGACACCGCCCCGGGAGATGTCGCCGACGCCGGTGTCCCCCTGGGTGCCCAGCTCATGGTCCTCGGGGAAGATCACGTCGATGCGCAGCTCGTTCTGGTCGCTCCAGGAGTCGACGATCGGGGAATGCGCCGGGAAGACGGTCAGCAGGCCCTCCACGAGCTTGTGGGGACGCGTGCGAACCTCTCCGGCCCTGCGGATCTCCGAGACGCCCACGGTGTCGTTGAAGCTCACCGTGACCTCCTTGTCGGCCCGCTCGACCTGCGTGCGCAGGAGATACTGCTGCTGATCGCGCTCCAGGCGAGCGAAGAACTTCGGCGGGATGTCGAAGAACGTCGCCATGGACGCCAGGCCGTCCTTGCCCGCGAAGACCTCGTGCTCGCCGAAGCGGATGTGCGGGGTGTCGGCCTCCAGCATGGGAGTGATCTGCTGGGACACGCCGCCCCAGGTGATCAGGCGCTGGTCGAACTGGTCGCCGAGGTCTTCCAGGGTGGTGCCGGGAAGGGAACGAAGGTACATGGGGCCTCCAGGGCTCTCGTGGCGGGAACGGTTTTTAAAAACCGTGTACCAAGAATCCTAGGTGGGATCCTCTGCCGTTTCAAGTGCCTTGGGCTTTCCGCCTGACATCAGGGCCCGGAGCACCGGGTGCTGGGCCAGGGCCGCGCCGTACGCCTGGAGGTGCTCGATGGGGATGAACTGCTGAGCGACCTCCATATACGCCACGAGGGCCTGCTGCCAGGCCGCCGAGTCGAGACCCTCCTCCGTGGAGGACTCGATCGCGTGCTGCATCCGGATCGCGGTCAGCAGCTCGGACATGGACGGCTTCAGCTCGCCCCGGGCGAGGCGCTCCATGCCCCGCTGGACGATCAGCTCGTTCACCGTGGCGTAGTTGGCCAGCGAGGTCGCGTGGTTCTCGATGTCGCGACCGATCTGCTTGGCCCGCTCCTCCACCAGCGCCCGTTCAGCCGTCGGGCCGATCGGCATGTGACCGTTGTTCACGTGGTCACGGATGGACTGGTACGAGGGGTTCGGCAGGCGCCCCGGCTCCCGGTCGGCCACCACGGCGGCGATCCGCGAGTACGAGTGCTGCTCCAGGATCGCCTGCTCGATCTCCATGCGGTACGGGCTCATGCAGGTCCGGCACTGAGGCACCCGCTTCATCGGGTACTTCCGGCCGTTGACCTCCACCATGAGGACCGAGCCCGGACGGCCCTCCGGCAGCGCCCTAGCTTCCGTCATTGATCTTCACCACCTGGTAGTGGCCCTCGTCCGGGGCCTTGCTGAACACGGAACCACACCGGCAGGTGACCTCCAGAGGCCTGCTGCTCATGTACTTCGAGCAGATGGGGCATTTGATGCGCATCTGACCGCCCCAGTAGATCCTCAGGTCGTAGACCTCTCCGGCCTCCACGAACTCATCATCGCGGTGAAAGCGCGGGTCGCCGCCAGTGCGGAGGTCGGCGGGTAGGGGCACCTTCCCGTCCACGCTGTTCAGGTGCGGGTGGGCTGAATTCCACGCCCGGTGGAACATGCCACGTCGCAACGCGCCATCCGGCACCCCCTCCGGCGTGTAGACCTCGCGGCGCTTGCGGTCCTGGTCTTTCCACGGCGTCAGGATGTCCGACTTCGCCGACATGGAGGTCACACCCTCCAGCGACTTCCGGATCATCTCCGTTGCTGCGTCGTCCAGTTGCTGATGAACGCCGGAATGTAGCTGCCCCATGCTCGTCTTCGCTTTCCGTCCGATAGCGAGGCAGTTTTCCGCTCGCGATCATCTCCAGGATCTTTTCGAGGCCGTGCGTGGCGTACGACGCGACCGGGTTGGAGACGGAGACACCCATGCGCCGGGCGACGTCCTTCTCCCTGATGTTCTGCACCAGGAACAGTTCGATGGCCTGCTGCTGCCGGGGGCTCAGATGCACCCGGGCTTCGTAGAGGTATTCGATGTCGTGAAGGGAGTACATGACTCCGTCGGGGGCCGTGATCGTGTCGATCCCGTCCGACTCGTACAGCGAACGAAAGGCCTCCAGGTTCTTCAGGAGAGACCGGAGCACGCTCACCGTCAGCGCCAATTCCCCACGCGTTCCTCTCCCCGACCTGAAGCAACAGCCCCTGTAGTCGGGGCCGACGGAATATGCCGTCTACGACGCAGCGTAAGGGATCTACGCCTAACTGCCAACAAACCCTGGGGCAGCACCCCAGGGTTTGTGGCTGATCTGCAATTATCCGCTACGCGGCGTGACTCTTGATCACACGGACAGGACGTCCTTNNNNTTCATGGACTTCACGAGAGCATCAGCTCTCCAGCTCAACGTAGTCTGAAAGATGCCCGCGAAGCGGTCCTCCCGGGCGTGCCTCCGGGCCGCCTGGGTACGGTCCTCCACCGTGCGCCCTCCCGGCGCCGAGCGGGCGTCCTGGTACCCCTGTGAGAGCGCCTGCTCCCAGATGGCCTTGGCGTACATGGCGTCACCCCTGATGGAGGCAGCCTCCTGCTCCCAGGCGAACAGCCGGACCGTGATGCGGAAGAGGAAGTCCCGCACGTGCGCCGAGGTGAGCCGGGAGTAGTCCTCGATGTACCCGCCAGTGTCGGTGCGGGCCCACATGGTGAAACCGTGCTCGTCCTCCTGGATCTCCTGGGTCACCGGATCCACCAGGGGCTCACGGACGATCTCGTACAGATCGTTGATGATCACGTACGCATCGCCGAAGCGCTCCAGCATGATCCGGTCGGCGATCCCCCGCAGCCCGTCCACGGCGTCCTGGTCCTCCGGCCGCAGGTCGTGCCGCATGCGGCCCTCCCGGCGCGGGGTGAACTCCTGGGTGCGGTCGTCATGAGGCTCCACGGACATGGGCCGGTCGGCCTCCGCCGACTCGTCGCGGATGATCTGGTCCTCGGTCCGGTCGTCCTCAGACACGGTGGATCGCCTTCAGGCCGACGAAGACCGCGTCCCGCACGTGCTCCGTCCACGCACCGGTGCCCTTCTCGTGCCAGGTCACCAGGGATTCCACGACGTCGCTGGAGACCTTCTTCGTGGCCCCCTTGTCCCCACAGAGGGCCGCAGCGGCCGAGGTGCGGGAGACGAACGTGGGCCACGGCTTGCCGATCCGGTCCAGTTCGATACAGATCGTCACGGCGGCCACGAGAGAGGACTCCGTGCGGTACCCGGTGACCGACGGCAGTTCGATGACCACTTCGTCGTACGAGTACAGATGATCTCCGAGCAGCGTCCTGAGCCGCCGGGCCAGAACCACGGCCTTGGTGAAGGTCCCCTCGAAGCCCTTGGTGTCCACCTGGGGCGGCCGGATCGTGCCGGAGTGGGCCACGTGGATCTGGTTGCGGGTGCCCAGCAGGGCCCAGCCGCAGTTGTTCAGGGCCTGGTCAAAGCACAGGACCTTGCGGTCCGGCTCGAAGTCGTCCGGCAACGGGGGGCGCCAGTCCTTGGCGGGCTGGACCTTCCGCGCTCTGGCGGCCTCTTCCTTGATCCGCCGGAGGATCTCCTCCGGCAGCATGCTCGTCACGCTCATGGTCTCTCCTGGCGGGATCAGATGGTTCGGATGGTGCAGCCCGTGGCGGCGCAGGAACCGGCCTCAGGGCTCCGTACGGCGCAGCAGGGCTCCGGCATGTAGCCGGTGTCGGCCCAGCTCCTCACGCGGCGGTACTTGGCCTCCAGGGCCAGCACGTACGCGGCGTCGTACTCGACGTGGATCTCCTTCATGACCCAGGGGAAGCCCATGCCGATGAACAGCATGATCATCATCCGGAGGCCGGAGAGGGCCATGTACTCCTGCATCTGGCCGTAGTAGTACGGGTGCTTGGTCTTCAGCCACTCCAGCGCCTTCTCGCTGGTCGGCCCGTCCGGGATCTTGGCGGCCGAGAAGTGGTTGATGGTCTTGATGTCCAGGCCGGTCATGCCGAGGGACGGGGTGAGCACCACGCCGTCCATGTGGCCCCGGCGCTTCAGTTCGTGGTCGACGACCCCCGGCTCCCCGCACTGGCCCTCCTTGGGGCCGTACGGGCGCGAACAGGCCGGGCAGGTCCCCTGGGGGATCTGCCAGATCCGGAGGTCCCTGAGGGCCATCTGGACGATCTCGTGCTCCAGGGTGCCCACGGTGACCGACATGCGGCCCTCGTAGCTCCAGGGCTCCGGCTCCCACCGGTCCGGCTGGGTGAGGTACAGGTAGAGCTTGCGCTCCGGCATGGTCGGGTGGGTGGAGGGCCAGAACCAGTCGTTGGGCTCCCGGTCGGGATCCCCGCCCTCCAGCCGGATCATCGTGTTTCGGGGGAACCGGCCCTCGGCGATGTAGAGACGCACCAGCGGCGCGAGGACGTAGCCGCTTGCGGCGGCAGCCCCCTCGCGCCGCATAGCGGCTTCAGGATCGAAGCTCATCGGCAGCAGTCACAGCCCTGGGTCATCGTCAGCTCGATCTTCTTGCTGGCGATCCTCTCGCTCAACTCCTGCTGGGCCTGCCACTTCCGGGCGTCCGCGAGGACCTCGGCAAAGAACCGGGAGTCCACCACGGTCAGGTCGGTGTCGACCTTGCGGAGCGTCTCGTCCGCGTAGAAGCGCAGGTGCAGCGAGGGCTCCATGCCCTGGAAGGTCTGCTCCCTGGCCTTGGCCCACATGTCCCGGGTGATGCCGATGGACTTGCCCAGGGTGGACTTGCCGTCCCCGGCCATGGCGTACGGGACGGCCGGGTCGTTCACCACGTCCATCTGGTTGTGCCACTGGTTGCCGGAACCCTTCTGGACGCGGCCCTTCAGCCACTCGGCGATGTCCGCCTCATGCGCGTCGCCCATCTGCTGGTTCAACGTCCTCGGCATCCTGATCCTCCCACAGCTTGTTCTTGACGGTCTCGCAGTAGACCGCGATGTGCAGCAGCCCGGCCGGACCTGCCTCGGGCCAGATCAGTACGCGCTCGCCGGGGTGGATGACCCGGCCGTGGCAGATGCAGCGCTTGGAGATCTCGGGGATCTCCGGGTCGTAGTCCCGCCACTCCGGCACGAGGCCCTCCCAGGCCCGCCGGGGGCGGTCCTTGCGCCAGTTATGACGCAGGACCTGTCGCCGGTAGAGCCTCCAGCCCCCGGCGACCACCAGCGCGGCCATCAGGCCGGTGAGGACGCCGAAGAGGAAGGAGGTGACCTGGAAGAACCAGGTCAGGAAGTCGAGGAACGCGAAGAAGTCATCCATGGGGACCCCCGGGATTTGCTGTGGTGTGCATCACTCCTATCACCCCCGCCGGAACTCGATGGAGGCCTCGGGGGTCAGCTCACCGGCGATCGACTCCAGGGACTTGGCCCGGACGGCCTCCAGGGCCTTGGGGTCGTCCCGCAGGCGCCTGATGGCTGCGGCCTTGCCGTTCTCCTTGGTGCCGTCGGGGAAGACCCAGTAGTGGCCGTTGCCCTTCACCAGAGCCTCGGTCTTCACGCCGACGTCGAAGGCCTCGGCGGCCACGTCGATGCCCGCCGGGTTGCCGTCGAACTCGACCTTGTTGAACCAGAACTTCGCGATCCCTCCGGCCGTACGGAGCTTGCTGCGCTCCACGCGGGCGGTGACCGTGTGGGCGACCTCGATCTCCTGGCCGTCGCTGTCCTTGATCTTGGTCGTGTCCTCGGCGCCGAAGCCTCGGCGCATGACCACGGAGTCCGTGGTGGTGTAGCCCATGATCATGGGACCGGCCGCCTTGTCCCCGCCCATGGCGAAGTCCGTGCGGTACTGGTTCACCAGGATCGTGCCGGTGTTGGAGTCGTTGCCGATCACCGCAACCTGCTTGCACAGGCGGGAGATGACCTGGGCGTTCTTGCCCATGTCGCTCTCCTCGGCGCCCTTCTCGTACATGGCCTCCGCGCGCTCCATGGAGCCGATGGAGTCCACGCCGACGAGGGAGAACAGCTCCGAGCGGAGCATGTCCCGCAGGATGTCCGAGACCTCCTCGGAGGACTGCGGCTTGACGTACAGCAGGCGCTTCTTGCTGACATCGATCCCCATGGCCTGCGCCCGCTCCCAGGTCCAGGTGCGCTCCATGTCGATGTAGCCGACCTGGAGGTCCGGGTACTCCTTCTGGGCGTTGGCGAGGCCGATCATCACCATGGCCGTCTTGCAGCAGCCCGGCTTGCCGATGACCTGGTGCATGCGTCCACGGGCCCAGCCACCTCCCAGAGCGACGTCCAGCCCCGCGACGCCCGTCGGGACGTACAGGATCTCCTCGGCCGTCTCGTGGCGCTCCACGCGGTCTCCGTAGCGCTTCTCCATCTGGGCCCGGAAGGCATCCAGGGAGGACGGCGGAGAGTAGGCCTTCTTGGTCTTCGGGGGCATCGGATCTCCTACTGGTTCCGGGCGTTGCCGAGGGTCTGGCTGTTGCCGAACCTGGTGTCGTGACTGACCTGGGCCGGACCCCGGTACTCCAGGGCGCTGGCCGTCTGCGTGGTCCCGGTGGGCTCGGCGTCGCCCAGGAACACCTGGACGTACTCCTCCGGGCTGCTCGCGATGTTCCTGCGCTGGCCGTCGATCTCCAGCGAGGTGGCGGACTGGACCCACTGCCCCCGGAAGAGCCGGTAGGTGCAGGTCATGCGGACACGGTCGTTCTCGTGCTCCAGCACGAGGTGGATCCCCCGGCGGACCACCGTGGGCTCCACCGAGGTGTGCTCGGTCAGGAAGTCCCGGAGGATCCGGATGAAGGGCGGGACGTGCTCTGGTCGCACGGGTGAGGACATGGCGGGATCTCCTTACACAGGGAGGTATTCCTGCACGATGTAGCCCTTGTCGTCGGCCTGCTTCTCCAGGACGACCAGACAGAGCTGACCCTCGTGCATACCGGTCTTGATCTCGGCCCACTTCCGGGGGAAGCAGACGGCCTCCACGGTGGACAGCTCGGTGTCCAGGTTCAGGAAGGCCATCTCGTCCCCGCTGGCGCGGGTCTTGGTCTTGCGGATGCCCATCAGGATCGCGGCGACCGTGTACATCCGACCCGCGTCCCCCTCAGGCATCTCCTCAGCGTCTCCCAGCAGGCGCTGCCGGTCGACCGGGTCGAGCCGGTCGAACGGGGTCGACGAGAGGAACACCCCGAGCAACTCGTGCTCGATCGCCCGGATCGTCTCGTCGTCGTACGGCTCCACGGAGCCCAGGTCCAGCGGGGGCCGGGGCGTGTACTGGCGGCAGGCCTTGGTGCAGCGCTTCGGCGGGGGCTTCCTGGGGAGGACCTTGAGGGTCCTCGGGTTGACCGGCGGCTCCTCGGTGCTCCAGTCGAACCCGCAGCCCGCCGGTGCGCCCTCGTGGCAGGTGCCGGAGCCGAGGTGGACGCACTTCGCGTCCTCCTTGCTCTTGCGCATCTCCAGCAGGCGCACCAAGCCCGCGCGATGGGGCTCCAGCGAGTCCATGGCGCCGACCTTGGCCAGCAGCATCTGGATGCCCGCGTTGGCACCGGAGCCCTTCTGGGTCACGTACTCGTCGAAGGCCTCCCAGGAGGTGTACGGCTGCCCGGCGATCAGGTAGTCGACGGCGGCCTCGCCGATGCCGTTGATCGCGTCCAGCCCGTAGCGGACGGCCAGCGGCTCGGCCTGGAAGCCCTTGCGGGAGGCGTTGATGTCCGGCGGGAGCACGGTGTACCCGTTGCGGCGCACCTCCTTGATGAACTCCGGGATCCGCTTCTGGTCGATCGTGCTCAGGGCGGCCGTGAAGAACTCCACCGGGTAGTGGAACTTCAGCCAGGCCGTCCAGTACGCGAGGACTGCGTAGGCGTACGCGTGGGCCTTGCCGAACGAGTACTTGGCGAACTCGGCCATCTGGTCCCACAGGTGCTGGGCGGCCTCGCGCTCCATGCCGTTGGCCACGGCCCGGGTGACGAACTCCTGGCCTGCCGGACCGATCTTCTCGATCTTCTTCTTGCCGAGGATCTTGCGGACCTCGTCGGCCTCGTCGGAGGTGTAGCCGCCCAGGACGATGCAGGCGGACATGATCTGCTCCTGGTAGATCATGCAGCCCCAGGTGGGACCGAGGATCTCCTCCATGCGGGGGTCGGGGTAGCTCACCGGCTCCAGCCCGGCCCGCCGCTTCAGGTACAGCTCGGTCAGGCCGGAGCGCATGGGGCCCGGCCGCACCAGGGTGATCATGTCGCACAGCTCGGCCAGCGTGAGCGGGCCCATGCGCTGGCACAGCCGGGTACCGGCGTGCGTCTCGATCTGGAAGATCCCGAGGGTCTTGGCCGCCGCGACCTCTTCCCAGACCTGCGGGTCCTGGTACTCCTCCTGCCAGTCGTAGACGTCCACCGAGACGTCCCGGATCTCCTTGACCAGGTCCACCGTCCATTGGACTGTGTCCAAAGTTCGAATGGTGAGGATGTCGAACTTCACCAGGCCCATGGACTCCAGCGCGTTCATGTCGAACTGGGTGACCATCCGGCCGTCCTCGCCGCCCATGAGCGGGAGCCAGCCGGTCAGGGCCCGGTCCGTGGAGATCACGACACCGGCCGCGTGCTTGCCGTAGCTCTTCAGGCGTCCCTGGAGCCGGTCCGCCATGGAGAACAGTTCGGGGTACTTCTCCCGGTAGGGCTGGAGGTCGTCACCGAACTGGGCCCACAGGTCCTCCCAGGCCATGCCGAGACCGGCCTTGTCCGACTCCGCCAGCTTCACAATGTCGGCGACCTTCGCCATGTCCTTGTGGACCTCTGCACGGCGCTCTGCGAGCCTCTCCCGGGCCCGGCCGATGGCGGAGTCCACCCCGGACTCCAGAGCCTCGTCCAGGGCCGCCTGCTCCTTGGCGACCATCACAGACATCATCGAGCGCGTGAGGTCCTTGACGATGCCCTTGGACTTCAGGCGCAGGTGCGTGCCGATCTGGACCACGAAGTCGGCCCCGTAGGTGTCGGCCAGGTACCCGAGGATCTTCTCCTTCATGGACGCCGGGAAGTCGACGTCGAAGTCCGGCAGGGAGGTCCGGCCCTCGGTCATGAAACGCTCGAAGGGAAGGTCTCCCTCCACCGGGTCGATCTCGGTGATCCCGCACAGGTACGCGACCAGGGAGCCGCCGCCGGAGCCGCGTCCCGGACCCACGAGGATGCCCTCCTCCTTGGCCCACCGGCAGTAGTCGGCGACCATCAGGAAGTACCCGCAGAAGTCCTTCTGCTTGAGCAGGGCGAACTCCCGCTCGAAGCGGGCCATGTAGTCCTCGGACCGGCCTTTGGTCTCTACCTTGGACCAGCTCGCCAGACAGACGTCCAGGAGACGTTCCGTGTCCCTCTTGTGGCCGCCCTTCTTAGAGAAGACCGGAGGTTCGGGTTTGCCCCCGATCCGCGCGTCCGTACGGGTGACAAGGTCGAGCGTGTTGCCGACCGCCTCTTCGACCGCTTCAGGACCGAGGTAGGCCAGCCCGCGCCGGACGTCCTCCTCTGTCTGCATGTAGAGATCAAGGTTGACTGCGAAGAGGTCTCCCTCGTCGGCGACGTCCTTGTCCGTCTGGACGGCGATCCAAGCCTGATGAGCATCATGGTCAGTCTGCTGGGGGTAGTGGGAGTCGACCGTGGCCATGAGGGGGACCCCGAACTCCTTCCCCAGACGGACCATCGCCTCATTGACCTTGCGCTGCTCTGCGAGCGCATTGGGCTGCACCTCCAGGTAGAAACGGTCCCCGAAGATGTCCAGGAGCTTGGCCAGGTTCGTCCGGGCCAGCCCCTCGTCGTCGTTGAGGACCGGGACGGCCAGGGGGCCACGGAGGCAGCCGGAGGCCGCCATGATGCCCGTGGAGTGCCTCCGGAGGGTGTCCCAGTCCATCCGGGGCTTCTTGTCGTACATGCCGTCGCGGAAGGACTCCGTGGACATGGCCCAGAGGTTGTGGAGCCCCTCGTCGTCCATGGCCCACAGAATCAGGTGGTGGTACCCGTACCGGATCTCCCTGTTCTGCTCGGGGGTGTTGTCCGGCGAAGAGCGGGCGAAGCGGTCGTCCTGGAAGTACGCCTCGATGCCGAAGACCGGCTTGATCCCGGCCTTGTCGCACTCGGCCTGAAGCTCGGGGTGGCCGGAGACTCGTCCGTGGTCGGTCAGGGCCAGGCCGGGCTGGCCGTCGGCCACCGCCTGGGCCACCAGTTCGGAGACGGTGCTCAGGCCGTCCAGGGAGGAGTACTCCGCGTGGGTGTGGCCGTGCACGAAGCCGGTACGGGCCAGGGTCTGCCGGGGGATCACCAGTCCCCCGCGCGGGGCCGCGTAGACCTCGGAGTAGTCGGGTACGTGGTCGAACAGGGACCACGAGGACCGGGGGATGACGTAGTTGGGCCGACGCTCCTCGCGGTCCTCCGCGAAGCGCTCGGCCGTCATCGCACGGATTTTAAAATCGGAAGGGGAGATGATCCCCACGGCACCGGCGGCACTCGCGCGGGCCCACAGGGGTCCGTAGACCTCGTCGGCCGAGTGGTGCAGCAGCCAGCGCATGCCGTCCTCGGTGCTCTCCACGAGGCAGACGGCAGGGTACGTACGGCCCTCCAGGACGATCGTGTCCTGGCGATCGGCCATGTACGACTCGATCAGTTGCACAGGTCCTCCTGCTGGCGGGATCAAGACAGCCACCCGCGCCTCAACCGGGGCCCAAGGCAACCCGGCGCGGGTGGCTGTCGTTCAGTGGGTCGTGGTCAGAGACCTACGACCGGGTGATCCGCGCCTTCATGGCGGCCAGGGCGTCCGCGTTGGGCGTCGCCGGGGCGCTGCCCGAGGGGGTGCCGCCGGAGCCGCCCGAGGACTTGCCCGAACCCTTCGCGGCCGGGACCAGCTCGCCGGTCTCGCGGCGGACGTCCACCGAGGCGAAGCCGTCCTCCTCCAGGAAGAACTTCTTGTAGTAGTCGTCGGTGGTCTTCGAGTAGATCATCGTCGCCAGCTTGATGCCGAACGCGTCCACCGCGAGCTGGTAGAACTCCCAGTGGTCGGTGCCCGGGAGGATGTCGGGGTCCTTGTCCAGCGGGAAGACCTGGTAGATCGTGCCGGTGCCCGAGGGGTTCTTGACGCGCTTGATGCGGTAGTCCCGGTCCATCAGCGTGTCGTACGACTCGCCGCAGGACTTCAGCGAGTTCATGAGCATGTACATCGTGTTCGAGACGATCACGATGGACGGGACGGAGACCTTCTCCTCGGTCGGCTTGCCGTCCTCGCCGAGGACCGGGATCTCGACCATCTTGTCCCGGTAGGCCTTGCGGCCGGTCGTCTCGTCCTTGTACGCCTCGCGCTCGACCGCCAGGGTGTAGCGCAGGTCGTCGCCCTTGTTCTCCTTGCCGTACTTGTTCTTGTACCCGGACTGGCACAGCGGGCAGCCCTCGGGGTACAGGTGCGCGAACGCGGGCTCCTGGCGGCAGGTGGCGGGCATCGCCGACGGCCACTTGCCCTCGTAGTCGGCGGGCTCGGCCTTGGTCGGGAAGAAGCGGTGGGTGCGGGCGCGGTACCAGTCGGCGGACTCGCTCAGAAAGCGGAGGATCGCCTCCTCGCCCTCCTTGAGGTCCCAGTGCGGCTCCTTGCGGAAGCCGCCTCCGGCACCACGGTTCTCGTCCTCGTCGTCGCCACGGCGCAGTGCGGCCTCGGGGTCGAAGTCGGGCGCGATCGTCATGTGGTCTCCTCGTGAGACAGGGAATGATCAGGAACTGAGGGAACTGAGGAACTCGGTGAACGCCTGGCGGGCGATCTCCGAACTGGGCTCGATCTCCGTGGAGAAGAACAGCACCGGCCTCTCGCGGACGTAGTCCATCATGAACGGCTGGTCTGACACCGACGTCACGCCGATGCCCATCTCCGGGTACGAGCCCTGTCGTGCGGCTTCGACCGCCAGGAGGCTCTGCCACTGCCGGAGGGTGTCCTCGTCCTGGACGAAGCTCTTGGTCCTCCAGGCGTAGTAGCTGTAGTCCCAGCTCTCTGCCTTTCGACGCCTCTGATCTTGCCGGAAGGCCTTGACGCTGTCAACCTCTTCTTCGTCGAGACTGACGTACCCCCAGTCTTCCAGCACATCGTCCGAGGTCACGGGCTGTCCGAGGCGCTGAGAGCGCTCGGCGGCCTCCCGGTGAGCCCGGCGCTTGAGGTCCTCCTCGGTGTAGTCGTCGAGGAAGACCTCACCCTTCTTGGTGCGGTCGTACGCCTCCCGGGTGACCGGGTCCAGGAGCTGCTTGAAGACGTACGTGAGCCGGGTGGAGGACTGGCCGTCCAGGGCCACATAGGCCTCCCGCAGCTCCTTCTTGGTGGCCCGCCAGTCCACCCCCAGCTCCCGGTAGTAGCCGTTCACGTCGTGGCAGACGCGCTCGACCGGCACCAGGGACATGGAGGTAGACCAGCGGTCCGGACCCCAGCCCAGACGGGCGGGGCGCTCGTAGCAGAGCACCTCGCCCGCGTCCTGCCCCTTGCGCATGGCCTCCACGGTCTCGGCCGTCGGCAGCACCTCGGCGTACTGGCCGAGGATGCCCGCCAGGTCCAGGTCGGGTCGGGCGCCCATCAGTCCTCCGTGGGTTCCTCGCCCTCCCGCTCGATGTCCCGGACGTCCTGCCGGGTGAGCGGGGTGGCTGACGCGATCTTGCGGACGGTCTCGCCGTCCTCAGTGATGACCTGGCCGGTGCCGGTCTTCTGAAGGGCCACAGGGGCCTCCTAGGGGTTGCAGGGGCCCTCATGGGCCCGGTTCTTGCACCGATAGCAGTACAGGGTCTCAGGGCGCCTCCAGATGCCCCAGGGGACCGCTGCGGCCTTCAGGGCCACCGCTTCCTCTGCGGGCAGCTCCTGAGCGTCCTGGGACCACGGTGAGTCCACGACGAGGACCTCGGTGTAGTGGGCGAGCTGCTCGGCCAGTCCCGGCTCCGCCTCACGGCCCTCAGGACGCTCCCTGGTCGGCCGCTCCTCGGGCCTGCCCTCCACGGCCTTCCATCCGGCGTCGTCGTTGTCCATCCACAGGATCACGCGCTCGTGCTTCACGAGACGGCGGACCTGCATCTCGGTGAACTTGGCCCCGAACAGGGCCTCCGAGTGGAAGTGTTCCTCGTGGGTGATCGCCGACAGCATGGCCTCCATGACCACGGCCTCCGGGGCACGGGGGTCGTAGTTGAAGACCGTGGACTCCTTGGGGAAGTCCGCGCTGGAGAAGTACTTGGGCGACCTCGGGTTGCCGGAGTGGATGTCCACCGCCTCCTCCCCGTCCTTGCGGGGCGGCCGGGGAACCCACTCCTCGGAGCGCCACTCGGGCGGCAGCTTGCGGGACTGCCAGCCGACCAGGGTCCCCTGCCAGAAGTGCGGGATCACCACCCGGTCCCACATGGGATCCCAGCCGAGCTGGAAGCGGCGGTACAGCTCCGGGGAGATCCCCCGCTCCTCAATGAGGTACGGGTGGTCGAAGGCCCAGCTCTGGAGGATCCGCTCGGAGTACCGGGGGATCGGCTGGGTCTCCGCCTTGGCGTAGACGGCGTCCAGGAAGCGGAGCATGGCGTCCAGCTCCAGGACCTGGCCACCGAGCCCGGCGGTCTCCTCCAGCCACCCACGGGCCTCCTGGGAAGTCCCTCCCCGGCAGGTGGCGATGAACCACAGCAGACCGCCGGATGACCCACAACCCAGGCAGTTGTAGGTGAGCTTCTTGTAGTTGAGCGACGCGGTGGGGTTCTTCTGCTGGTCCCGGTGCAGGCCAGGAGAGACCAGACAGGCGTGGACCATCTCGCCGGTCTTGTCGTTCACCCGGACGGAGGACACCCCGAACTCGGAGAGCAGCTCCTCGCACAGGGCCTTCTTCGAGGGGTCCGGCAGCATGGCGGCTTCGAAGTAGCTCATGCCGCGTCCGCCGTCTTCGTCGGGTAGCCATAGCCGCAGCGCACGCACCGCAGGCACAGGTGCTGCGTGGTCTGGTCGGAGAGGATCCCCGAGAGCACCCAGGCCCCGCAGGGGAAGCCCTGCCCCTCCCCCACGGTGATCACCACTCGGGAGTGGTAGATCACCTGCATCTGGGAGAACCCGCACTTGGGGCAGGCCCGGTCCTCGTTGTTGAGGTCGTAGTCCCTCAGGCCCATGTCGGCCAGGGTCAACGCGGGCTCGTCCGGCGGACAGCCACACCCCTCACCCGCATGGTGCCCGCAGCGCTCGCACCGGGACTCTCCCGGGCACGGACGATCGGCGTTAGGCCCGTCGCCGGTCTCCCCACAGACTCCGCAGACGAGGTAGTCCACCTCGCCCCCGGGTCCCTGGCGCTCGTCGTCCGGCTCCCAGCGGTGCTGCCTCGTGTCGTCGCTCATCCGCGCGGCTCCGTGATCTCCTCCAGGGCGTCGATCTGGCCGAGGTACGGCCGCCAGACACCCACGCGCCAGTTCTTGTTCTCCGAGCCCCGGCGGGTGGCCATGGTCTGCCACTTCACCATCTGGGCCGCCCGCTCGTCGGGGCTGGCGTACAGACCGAAGGCCCAGTCGCAGGTGCGCTCGACCTCGGAGCCCTCGGCCAGCATGTACATCTCCAGCCAGCCGTTCTTCTTGGCCTCGCGCATGCCCTCACGGTTGATCTGGTGGGCCAGCAGGCACGGGATCGGCAGGTTCCCGCCGATGGCGTCCTTCAGGTCGTGCATGACGTCCTTGATCAGCTCCGGCCCCCGGAACCGCCGGTCGCTCGGCTCCATGAACGTGAGCTGGTCGATCAGCAACGACTCTGTCCCGACGGAGCGGGCGTGCCGGGTGATCCACTGGACGGTGCGCTCCCCGCGCTGGGGCTGGACGACCCGGATGTACTCCTTCAGCTCGTCCCCGCGCTCCTCCAGGAACGACTGGACGCGGGCCACCTCGTCCTCGGTGCACTCGCCGCGCCGGTACCGGTCGTGGTCGACGTGCATCAGGATGCAGACCAGCCGGTCGTACGTCATCTCGACCGAGTTCTCCAGGGTGTAGTACGTCGCCCGGCGGCGCTTCTTCCACTCCTTGAGCAGGATGTACGCGAGGGTGACCGACTTCCCCGTCTTGGGCCCGGCGGCGAGGACGGCAAGCTCGCCGCCGTGGATCCCGAAGGTGTAGTTGTCGATCTCCTCGATCCCGAACGCCATGCCCTGGTGCTGCATGGCGGTCGCGGCCCGGCGCTCGTAGAGGGAGAACGAGCGCTGGAAGCCCTCGATCCCCTCCACCTCCTGGGTCTTGTCTCGCAGGCCGAGGTACATGGCGTTCAGGGCCTGGATCTGCTCGCCCATGGTCACGAGCTTCTCGGCCGAGGAGACGGCCGACATGGCGGAGGCGGCCTCCTTCTGCCAGGTCTGGAAGAGGTAGTCGGCCCGGCGGGCCTTGAGGACCCCGATCGCCCAGGTGACGTCGTCCAGTTGGACGTCCGTCTCCTCGATCACCACCTCGGAGTCCTCGATCGTGTCGCGCCAGGTCTCCATCAGGGCGGCCCGCGAGGGCGCCTTGGTCATGCCGGTCTTGTCGAAGTACTCGATGGCCCAGGCGACCACCTTGCGCATGGCCTGGGTGGGGATGCAGTCCTCCGGCAGGCCGACCCTGACCATCTGCTCCAGGGCGTCGGCGTCCGTGAGGGAGGAGTAGACCACGTCCTCGGCGTGGGAGGTCGTCATGCGATCACCAGCGGGCGCATCAGCCGGTCGTCCATCTCCTGGTGCATGCGCTCCTGGGCCCGGGGGCGCCAGTCGATGCCGGAGGTCTCGACGAACAGGGCGGTCTCCGAGAGCAGGGAGGCCACGTACTGGTTGTAGCCGCCGCGCACCTGGTCCGGGGTGAGGTTCGTGGTGATCAGGGTCGGCAGGCTCGCGGCCGTACGGTGGCGGATCACACGGTCTAGAAGCCGGTCGATGAAGTCGACGTGGTTCTGGCCGGTCTCCTTGCCGAGGTCGTCGACACAGAGCACGCCGCAGTTCATGATCCGGCGCTCGAAGTAGTCCTTCTCGGCCTTCTCCCGCCACCCGGAGGTGTACAGCTCCACGATCGTGTTCATCTGGGCCACGAAGACGTCGTAGCCCAGCTTCAGGAGCTTCTTGGCGGCCAGCATGAGCATGAGGGTCTTGCCGGTACCGGCGTCCGGGGAGTGCAGGATCAGGTTGACCCCGCGCTCCACGTAGAGGTCGGCCCCGTCCAGGTACCGCAGGACTTCCATCTGGGTCGTCTCGGGGACGTCCACGGCGTCGGCCCAGCCGAGGCGCTGGTAGTTCTTGCCGATCCCGTGGACGAGCAGGAACCGGTGGAGGATCCACTGGGCGGTGCAGTTGCACTCCCAGACGACGATCTCCGTGCGGTCCTCGTCCCACCAGCGGAAGGTCTTCTCGCCGGTCTTGTGGAACAGGCAGGTGATGCAGGACTTCTGGGGCGTGGCCCACAGGTCGGGGTACTGCTGGCGGAGCCGGTCGGAATCCGGCTCCTCCAGCATCCACTTCAGGGGTACGTCAGGCAGTTGGGGCAAGGTCTCTCCTTCGGATCTCTTTGCGTCCGTGGCGGGTCGGACGGGACTCAGGGGAGGCTCTTCTGGATGTAGGCCATGTCCTTCTCCAACCGGTCCAGGTTCGCCTCCAGTCGGCCGAGGTAGGTGTTGCAGGGTCCACAGAGGAGCCCTCTCACCTTCCCGGTAGTGTGACAGTGATCTACGGCGAGTCGCAGAGCCTCCTGCGGGGGTTCCTCACATCGAGCACAGACTCCGCCCTGGGCCTCGAACATCTCCTCGTACTGCTCGATCGAGATGCCGTAGATCCGGAGGAACCGAGCTTGCCTCTGGGCCTCTCGAACGGCTGGATCGGTCCTGTACCGAGAGTTCTCGTCCCATCGACGGGAATCTCCACAGCGCCAGTAGTTCCGACCCTTGTACTTCGGCCCGACCATGATCCCTACAGGACCGCAGGCGGAACAAGTGCCGGTGCGGGTGTCCGGATCAGGGTTGGAGATCCTGTGCCGGATGGTCATCCCAGACGCTTCTTGATCGGGTCCGCGAAATAGACATCGCTGGCCTTGCAGAACCGGTTGACCGCGATGGGGGCGCGCTGCCACATGCCGCGCTGGACCTCGAAGGCGTACCGGGCGATGGCGGGCGCCTTGTCGCCGTGGCGGGCGCAGAAGGACTTGAAGACCGACGCCTCCTTCAGGGCGTTGCGGACCTGCGGCCCGTGGTACTGCTCGATCTGGCCCACGACGTAGTCCCGGAGGTCTTCCCAGGACCACTCGGCGTCCGCCTTCAGGAGGAAGGTCGCCCCGGCCACGGCGGTCACGGTGACTCGCTCGGTGACCACGGGGACGGTCTCTGACGTCTTGCTCTGGCGGGCCAGGAGCTGGCGGAAAGCCTCCTGCTGTGCGTTGCTCATGCGCTTCACTGCTCCTTCTTGGACGGTCCCACGTAGGTCTTCCCGCACACTGCCCAGAAGGGCTCTCCGATGGCCTCCACCGCCTTGCGGTTCACCTCGGACTCCTCACTCAGCATGTCGGGAGTGAAGACCACCACGGGACAGGTCTTGTGCACCAGGGCCGTGTAGACCCCGCGATCTCTGTGGATGGCTGCCACGAACCAGTGGAAGTCGTCCGATCCGACGACGTACCCGGCGAGATCGAAGGCGTCGGTGTGGAAGGCGAGTTTGCGGCCCTCTACGGCCGCCCGGCCGACTTGCTTGTCCGATGTGGCCGCTCCCCTGCGGGTCTGCGGCTTCTTCGCTTCTTCCACTGGCCCCTCCCGTTTTTAAAATCCCGCCCCCGCCTGCGGTCGGTGCAGACAGGGGCGGGTCGCATTATGCGCCGCGCGCCTTCTCGTCTGGCGGACCGAGGAAGGGGGTGGGACAGCTCCCGATCGTATCAAGCGGTGGTCAGCGAAAACAGGGTCTGACCACCGGCCAGGTCAGTCCTGGTCGTTCATCCAGAGGGTTCCGGTCATGGCTCGCGCGAGGAGCTGCTTCAGCTCGTAGCGCTCCAGGAACTCGATCAGCGCGTCATGGACCGGGCTGCGCATGCCGGTCGGATGGAACCTCGGCGGGGGCGGTACCTCCAGTCCCGGCAGGGGGAGCCGGAGGTTCACCAGGACCCGGCTCAGACGGGCCTGAGGGAGGTTCTCCCGGACTTTCGGGTCCTCGATGGACTCCAGGTCCCCTCGGGCCTCCCGGACGAGCTGTGTGGCCTTCACAGGGCCGATGCCGGGGACGCCGGGGATGTTGTCCGACGTGTCGCCGACGAGGGCCATCCAGGTGGGCAGCCACTCCGGCGGGATCCCGTACTTGTCCTGGACGGTGAACCGGTTCCAGCGTTCGCCGGTGGAACGCAGGACCTCGCAGTCGTAGCCGTTGGGGTTCCACACGGCGAGCTGGAGGAAGTCCTTGTCCTCGGAGACGAGGACGATCTTCTCCTCGGCGTCGTGCCAGTACTTGGCGATCAGGTCGTCCGCCTCCACGCCGGGGCGCTCGGTGTGGAACACCCCGGCCAGCGAGAGGAACTCCTTCACGAGAAACCGCTCCCGGCTGGAGCGCATGGAGGTGGCCGTCCGACGGTGGGCCTTGTAGGTCGGCAGGAGGTTCGAGCGGTAGTGCGACCCTCCCCCGTCCCAGCAGACCGCGACCCGGTCCGGCTGCTCCTCGCGGATGTGCCGCAGCAGGATGTTCGTGAAGACCACCAGGGCCGCCGTGGACTCCCCGTCGGCCGTCATCGCCTCGGTGCGGGTGGCGTGCCACGCCCTCGCGAAGAGGTTGTTGGCGTCCACGAGGAGCAGGGTCACTCTCCGGCCTCCAGGGCGAAGTCCCGCTCGATCGCGTCCGAGTAGCCCGAGAAGGTCTTGCCGGACCAGGTGAGGGTGAAGCCCTTGCCGGAGTACTCCTTGCCGTCCAGCTCCATGTCGAGGTCCTTGCCGACCTCCAGGACCGCGATCGAGGCCGTCTTCATACCGGTGCCGCCGGAGTGCCGGGAGGCCTCCGGGTCGCAGTCGAGCGCCTTCACGTACGTGCCGTTGGGCAGGTACTGGTCGTAGGGCCAGTGGAGGTGGCCGTGGCACAGGAGCTTGGGCTTCTTGGCGTCCACCACCTCCTGGATCGCCTCCTGGTTCGGCCAGCAGTCCACGAGGTCCTTGCGGTTCCAGTCTGGCGAGGACAGGCGCGGCTTGTCGTGGGTGAGCAGGATGTCGACCTCGCCCTCCCGCAGCGCGTAGTCCAGCTCCTCCTGGGAGATCTCCTCCTGGGACCACCACTGGAGCTGGCCGGTGTGCAGGATGTAGCGGTCGTTTCGGCTGAGCGTGCGGCCCGCATCCTGGCGCATCTGGGCCTTCATGAGCAGCGCGCGGTCCTGGTGGACCCTCGGCGCCTTGTCGACGCTGTACGCGCCTCCCAGGGACATGAACCGGACCCCGTTCCAGGTCCACCGGTGGCCCCTCGGGGAGTAGAACAGCCACGGCTTGACCTCGAAGAAGCCGTCGGCCGTACGGGGCTTCTCGGCCTCCCACTGGAACAGCAGGTCGTAGTTCTCGTGGTTGCCGGGCAGGAAGCACACCGGAACGTTCATGCGCTGGGCCCACTTCGAGACCCCGCTGGTGAAGGCGCCGTTGTCGAGGTGGTCCCAGACGCCGAAGTCGCCGAGGACGAACACGGCGTCGCACCCGTTCTTCTTGGCGTGCTGGAGCAGCCACCGGACGTGGTTCTCGTCCCCATGCGTGTCACCGGAGAGCAAGATGCGCGAGGGCTCGAAGTCCTCGAAGAGCTTGTGCGCCTGGTCGGCGGCAGCGGCCTTGCGCGGGGGCTTGGCGTACTTCTGGATCCTGGCGGGATTCGTCACGGAACGGGCTCCTCGATCACTCGGTGCAGGACAGCCTGGAGCAGGACGAGCTGGAGAACGATCGAGAACTTCGCCCCGTCGATCGCCCCGTTCTCCACGAGGGCGTGGGCCATGCGCTCGATGTCGGCCAGCGTGTAGTAGCGGTTGCCGGTCTCCGTGCGCTTGGGCTCCAGGACCACGTCGTCCAGGACGAAGTAGCCCTGCGGGTAGTGGTTGGCCGGACGGTACCTCCAGCGGAGCCAGTCCGGCCCCTTGCCGAAGAACAGCTTGGCCGTCTCCTGGACGGTGTACGCGGGCAGCGGCTGGCCGCTGTCGTTGAGGGTGAACATGTGGTCCCACATGAAGAACTCCCGGTCGCTCTCGGGGTCCTTGCGGGCCTGGATGTCGTACTTCACGGTCAGCTCGGAGAACGGCACCACGGCGAGGCCCTCAGCGGCCTCGTGGACGTCCTCCGAGCCGCCGTGCGGGTCCTGGGTCTCTGTCATGGGTTTCCTCCTACAGCGGGGCCGGGGAAGCCCGTGGAGGGCGTCCCCGGCCGGGGGTGTCCGGGTCAGCGCTTCTTCTTCAGAGCGCGCAGGTACAGGGCGGAGCCGTCGCGGCCCTTCTTGACGGTGCGGCTGAGCAGCTCCACGCGGCCGGTCTTCAAGACGAAGGCTCGGATCTTCTCGGCGGTCGGCACCCGGCGGACCTCCGTCATCGCGTAGTACTCCTCCTTGGTCAGCTCACCGGCCTCGTACATCTCGGTGATCGCGCCGAGGTTCTCGGAAGTGCGGCCCGAGCTGAACTGGGTGGAGAAGCGGAGCGTGGTGCCGGGAATCTCGGTGTCCACCGGCTCGCCCTTGGCCGCCAGGATGTAGTGGCCGTCCTTGTCGCGCGGGGTCGCCGGGGTGACGACCTTGCCGCCACGGACGACGTCCTTCGGGACCGCGAGTCCCTGCTCCTCGGCGTCCACGTCCTGGTGCGTCTTGACGTACTCCTTGAGGATCTCCTCGCGCTCGGACAGGAGCTTGCCGACGGCCTTGATCGCCTCCATCTCGACGCCGATCGAGCCGATCTCCTCCGGGCGCATGGTGCGCCGGTCGGTGACCGTGACCTTGTTGAAGGTCGAGGACAGGACCTTGAGGGCCTGGCGGATCTCCGTGGTCGCAGTGAGCGGGGTCGGCAGGGTCGGGAAGTCCGAGCCCGCCTCCTCCTGCGGGATCTCCACGGAGAGTCCCTCGGCGATGTCCTTGAGGGACTTGTCCGCGAGCTGGAGCTTCTGAGCGCGGGAGATGGCAACGAGTTCGGTCATAGGGCGCCTCCTGGGGCGGTTGGTGTCTCTGGCGTTGGTCAAAGACTACAGGATTTCTTGGAGAAAGGGAAGAGGCCCCTCTGTCCGTGGCAGAGGGGCCTCTTCCGCTCAGGGAGTGATGGTCCAGCTCCAAGGCCTGGGAGGGTCCGGATCGGGCCGGTCGGCGTTGAGCTGCCGCACGTACTCGACCTCCTCGTGCAGCTCCTCGGCGCGGCGATTCTCCTCCCAGAAGCTGCCGGTGACCTTGACCTCAATGGGCTGGTTCAGCCCCCGGAGCTTGGGCAGGTCGTCGAAGTAGACCACCGACCGGATCTTCGGATCGTTCGGGCTGCACTCCCGCAACCGACACCAGTCGAGGAACTGGCGCCGGTTGACCGAGAGGACGACGGTGATCACCGGCCGAAGCTCTTGCCCGCGTAGAACTCCCGGACGTCCGAGAGCTTCGTGGTGACGGGGAAGTCCGGCAGCGCGTGGACGATCGAGCGGCCGTACGGGGTGGAGCTGAGGCGGGAGTCCATGATCGCCACCACGCCCCGGTCCTCCCGGGTCCGGATGAGGCGGCCCACGCCCTGCTCCAGGGTGAGGGTCATCATCGGGATCGAGAGGGTGGCGAAGGGGCGGCGCCCCGCGCGCTCCTCGGCCAGGGACCGGGCCGCGAAGATCGGGTCGGTCGGGACCGGGAAGGGCATCTTGTCGATGATCACCAGGCGGCAGGCGTTGCCCGGGATGTCGACGCCGACGAAGAAGGACTTCAGGGCGAACAGGACCGAGTGCTCGTCCTCCTTGAAGACCCTCGCCAGCTCCTTGTTGGTGCGGCCGTCGCCCTGCATGAGGGTCGTCAGGCCCCGGTTCTCCAGGGACTCGGAGAGGTTCTCGTAGGACTCCTTCATCGCGGCCCGGGAGGTGAAGAGCAGCAGGGCCCCGCCCTCGGCCATGTCGATGAGCTGGAGGGTGTCCGCCATCGTGCGGGCCATCCAGGCCTGGCGGTCCTTGGGGTTGGGGACGTCCTTGCCCGGGACGTACATCAGGGCCTGCTTGCCGAAGTCGAACGGCGTACCGACGTCCACGGTGCGGGCGTCCCACAGGCCCAGCGTGCGCTGGATGTAGCTGAAGTCCTTCGAGCCGTCCTTGTTGACCCCGGCGGACAGGGTGGCCGACATGATCACGGCCTCCACGTAGGCCCAGAGGTTCGCCTGGAGCCAGGGGCCGACCTGGACCGGCGCGACCTTCATCCGCCAGCGCTCCTCGCCGCGCACCTCGTACTTCTCGACCCAGCGGACGCGGTCAGCGTCCTCGGAGACGAGCAGCTCCTCCAGGGTGGACATGGCGTTCGACAGACGGGTGAGGAGGATCTTCCGGCGGGCGTTCTCCCGGTCGGCCTCGCTGCGGATCTCCAGGGACTGGAGGTCCAGGCGCAGGAGAGTGAACAGCTCCAGGACCTCGGCGAAGGGCTCGTAGTTCTCGGCGAACCAGGCCAGGGTCACGGCCTCGCCGCCGAGGGGCAGCAGGAGGTCCGCGAGCTTGTCCGCGATCACGCCCATGGCCTCGCCCCGGTGGGAAAGGTCGGTGCCGTGCAGGGCCGCGAAGCTGATCACGTCGCGGACGGTCAGCGCCAGGCCGGTGCCGGTGATGTCGTTGCCGAGCGCGTTCATCGCGTACTCGGGCAGCTCGTGACCCTCGTCGAAGAGGACCATGCCGTAGTCGCCGAGCATGGCCACCGGGCCCTGCTCGCGGTCGCGGGTCTTCTCACGGATCGCGACATCCGTCATCAGCATGGCCTGGTTGGTGATCACCACGTCGACCTGCTGGCCGCGCTCCTTGACCGCCTCCGCGTAGCAGATGGCGCCGAAGGGGCACTCGGACTTGCCGGGGCACTCGTTGGAGCTGGAGGACATCTTCATCCAGCTCATGTCGTCGATCTCGGTGGCGAAGTGCTCGCGGTCGCCGTCGTGGCCGGGGTCGGCCTCCAGCTCCTCGCGGACGGCGATGGCGACCTCGTGGCGCTCCAGGTCCTCACCGAGCAGCTTGGCCTGGCAGGCGTAGTTGGAGCGGCCCTTGACCAGCGCCCAGGTGAAGTCGATGCCGCTCTTCTCCTGGAGGAACGGCAGGTCCTTGTTCGCGTACTGCTCCTGGAGGGCCTTGGTGGCGGTGGCGACGACCACGCGGGTTCCCTGCGCGAGGGCCTGGAGGATCATCGGGACCGTGCCGCCGATGGACTTGCCGGTGCCGCAGCCCGCCTGGGCCAGGAGGTGCGACCCGTCGGCCATGGCCTGCTCGATGGAGGTCGCGAGGACCTGCTGGGGGATGCGGGGCTCGTAGCCCGGCATCCCCCTGGCGAGGTTGACCTCCACGTCCGCCCACGTACGCGGGGCTGCGGTGAAGGTCTCGGGGGCGATCGTGGTCATGGGGCCTCCTGGCGGGATCGTCTCTCTGGCGTCTCCGACGATACACCCAGGATTGTTGGAGGGGCAACCCCTACTGTTTTTAAAAACGCGAAGCCCCAGGTTTCCCTGGGGCCTCTTCGCGATGCGCCCTTCGCGGGGGTACGATCGCTGCGTGCTCGATCGGGACTGGCATCCCATCGAGCAGACCCGCCCAACGCGAGCAGAACGGGCCTACATGAAGATGTCCTCCAACGCTACCGCAGCGACTCCCCCATTGCACGTTGACCTTGACGACATCAGGTCCGTGTTGCTGAACTCCCCTGACGCGATCGTGGAATGCCGCATCGCGTTCGCCCTGTACCTGAACCCCGACCAGCGCGGCATGCGTGCCCTGGAGCGCTCGGCCGGGGTCGCCTTCAACTCCGTTCTGGAGACCCTCTCCCCCACGCAGTGGGGCCACTCCGAGCACCGGCTGATCCAGACGATCGATCGCGGGAAGTCCTGGGACGCCGAGGGTCGCGAGATCTCGGTCTACCGGCTTGCCGAATCGGTGCGGGAACGAGTCACTAACTGCTCTATCTCTAAGAGCCCTTCAGACCCTGTAGGTCTGAAGGGCTGGAACTCTGCTGGAGATAGTGACTCACTCGCGCACCGATTGGCCGTCCTGGACCCGGCCCTGGACCTGTGGAGCCGCAAGAAGGACTCGCTGGGCCCGGAGGGCTGGAGGATCGCGGTCATCACGGGCATGGAGTCCATGGACCTGTCGGCCAAGGAGTGGGCCGAGCTGGCCGGAGGGAGCGACAGGGCCAAGCGGCTGGCCAAGAAGCTCACCGAGTACGGCTGGGGCCTGCTCACGCGCACGGGCAAGGCCAGGGCGACCCGGTACCGGCTGGACTGGACGATGCTCCTGGACGAGCGCTTCGGGGATCTGCTGATGGACCTGCGCGGCCGAGAGGGGCGTCTCCTGCTCCAGCACGCCGAGGAGCAGCGCCGGATCACCCAGCCCCAGCGGCCGAACCGGGGACCGGCCATGGCCGACGCTCTGCTGGCCGAGCTGGACGGAACGGAGACGGCAGAGCACCGGGAAGGGATCGAGCGGTTGGCCGAGCTGTGGCGTACGGCCACGGCCGAGGACTGGAGCAGGTGGTCCGAGGACCCTGTCAGTGTGAGGGCCTAGGATCCCCACCAAAGACGAAGGCCCGACACAGGGCCGGGCCTCCATCTACTGCTGAGCACGAGGAGCGTACATGACCGACCTGACCAGATCGAGCACCTCCCCCTTCGACGCGATCCGCCGCGAGGATGAGAACGGGGAGTACTGGCTCGCCCGGGACCTCCAGCCGCTGCTGGGGTACGCCCAGTGGCGCCGGTTCAACGACACGATCAACCGGGCCCGGGTCTCCGTGGCCGCCGCAGGCGGAGACGTCCGGCACCACTTTTCGCAGGTCAGCCAGGTTGCCGATGCTGGCAACCTGGGGACTCAGACCCGCTCGGACTTCCGGATGACCCGCTATGGGTGCTACCTGGTGGCCATGAACGGCGACACCTCCAAGAGGGAGATCGCCGACGCCCAGCAGTACTTCGCCGTCCAGACCCGCAGGGCCGAGGTGGCCGAGGAGCGCCCGGCCCTGCCCGGGACCTACCTGGAGGCCCTGAGGGCCCTCGTGGCCGAGGTGGAGGCCAAGGAGCGGGCCGAACTCCTCGCGGCCGAGAAGACGGCCGAGGCGGACATGCTGAGGCCTCCTGCCGAGGCCTGGGAGACCCTCGCCGACACCGGCCAGGACTACTCGGTGAGGGAGGCGGCCTACATCCTGAAGCGGGACGCGGCCATCGCCGACCGTGTGGGACCCCGGCGCCTGTTCGACTGGATCGTGAGCCACGGGATGGCCCAGAGGAAGCCCACGGGGGCGTACGTGCCCTACGCGGACCACAGTGACCACCTGCGCCTGAAGCCCCAGTCCCGGCCCGATCACGAGTCCGGCGGCCTGAAGGAGGCCCACGCCCAGCTCCGGGTGACCGTCAAGGGCCTGTCCTGGATCCAGCAGCGGATGCGCGAGGAGCTGAAGCCCGAGCTGGTTTCCGAGGGTCCCCGGGCCGAGGTGATCGACTTCACCGCGATCAGGACCGCGCCCCTGCGCCGGTAACGCCGTGAGGGTGTTACCGTGAGGGCCATAACATCCACGCCCCTGTTCCCAGGCGCGGTGTTCTGTCAGGCGAGAGCCCCTCGGACGTCACCGAAGGGCTCTCGCTGTTGGGTACGATCTGCGCACCCCCGGGGCCTGGACACACCCCGGGGGCTCCAGTGGGGACTGGGGAATGCAGAAAGGCCCCTCCGGTGCAAAACCCGCTCTCCACGAGTCGAGCGGGCCGGAGGGGCCTTCTGCGCTTCATTTCGGGACCGGGCGAACGCTTCTCCCAGGTTGGACGCCTGAGTTCTGCCCTCAGTCCGGAGTCCACCGACCAGGCACAGCCGGTGTATCTCGACAGACCTCTTGAACTCAGGTGCTCCCTGCGACCTTTTCCGGGGCTGCGGGAGGACGTAACCCACAAGCGAGCCGGTTGTGCCAACAACCGGATGCCCCTCCCGGCGAGTGGAGTTGCAGACTCGCGGGGACCTTTATTGTGACCGCCCTTGGCACGGCGGGGGAGGCCCTCTGGAGTTCAGATAAAGCCGAGGGCGGTCACACGCACTCCCGTTGAGGAGCGCTAGTGCAGGACCGGAGATTCGCACTCCGAACGGTCAGCCGGATCAACAGGGCATTCGGCTGCCGCGCGGCCGTAGGGCGGGTTCCTGTGCACCCATCGGGCCGTCCTGCTCCTCGTGCAATTTTGAGCGTTCCTGGTCGCCAAGCGGAGTTGGGGCTCCGCGAGGGACCGTCGTACAGCCCGTCCGGCCGCAGAGGTAGCCATCGGGGCACGAGGAGTGGCGCTCGACCTGTCCTACGAGTTCTGACGCGGGTCCTCGTTCTTGCCGCCATCCCCGGAAGGGGTTGACGTCGTCAAGGTTACTACAACGAATCCCGGGGAGTCAATTTCAGATCCGGGAGTCCTTGCAGCAGCACCAGCCGTCCATCTGGACCCCGAACCCCTCCCTCAGCTCATCGTCGCAGGAGAAGCAGCAGGGACCGATGTGGTGCCGGGAGGTGCACCAGAACCCGGAGAGGTCCTGGGAGCGGCTCAGGGCGGGCCAGAAGCGCCTGAACCACCGGAGCTGGGACGCGGGAGCCCACTTGGCCACCACGTCCGGCACACGGCCGCGTACGGGCTTGTGGACGGGCTCGTAGGAGGGGTCCTCCAGGGGCGCGGTCACCCCTCCATCCCCTCGGTGAGCATCTGCTTGCGCATGGCGGCCGTCATGTACTCCTCGCCGGTGACTCCCCGGCCGAGCAGCTCGTCCGATTGCACATTGCCCCGCAGCATCGAGTACATCAGGCCGACCTCCACCGTCCGGCGGGCCAGCATCGAGCGCACGGTCACCGAGGGGCCGCCGGATCCGATCCGGCTCACCCGGTTCAGGCGCTGGGTGCGGATGCCGTACGTGGTCGCCATGTCGTACTCGACGAGGTAGGAGGCCTCGGGGACGTTGATCCCCCGGGCCCCGGCGTCCGAGGAGAGCAGCACCGCTCCCCCGGGATGGGCCTTGAAGGAGTCCAGCTCGTGGAGCATGAACACCCGGATGCCCGCCTTCGTCAGGGCCTCCGCGAGCCACGGGATCACCGAGGGGCCGAAGAAGGTGAAGACCATGGCCTTGTCCTCCTGGTCCAGCACCACCGGCTCCAGATAGGCCACGAGGGCCTCTGTCTTGGCGCTGGAGAGGTTCAGGAAGTACTCCAGGCCGAATTCCTCCACCAGGCCCTTGGCGAGCTTGGAGGAGCCCTCCTGGGCGCTGTGGACGACCGCTCTGGGGTGAGCGCAGATCTGCCGCAGGGCCTGGAGCTGTCCTCCCACCCCGTCGAACTCCTTGACGAGGTCGTAGAGCTTGCGCTGGTCGGCGTCCAGCTCCACCCAGAGGGCCTCCTCGGTCATCCGGGGGAACTGATCGATCACGTCGGCGTCCGTCTTGGACTTCGAGAGCATCAGCGGCTGGCAGATCGCCGCGAACTCCTCGGTGCGGTGGTCCCAGTAGCGGGCCTTGCCGTAGATGTCCCGGCCCCGCACGAAGTAGCTCTCGAACTCCTTGACCAGCGGCATGGACTGCGGCCTGAGCAGCCGGAGCTGGTTGAAGGAGTTCTCGTAGTCCTTGCGGATCGAGGTGGCCGTCATCATGACCGTGGGCAGGTTTTTAAAAACGCGCCTCAGGGTCTTCAGGGTGTGGTCGTACGCCTTGTAGGTGGCCGAGGTCCGGTTCGAGAGCTTGTCGGCCTCGTCGAAGATCACCATGGGGTGCGTTTGCTGGACCCTCTCCAGCAGCTCTCCGGACTCCACGGCCTTGCGGCGGTTGCGCATGACCGTCTTCACGAGGTCGGCCTTGCCGGTCTCGTACGTCGTGATCAAGACATCCGGGAGCGCTTCCTTAGCGAGCTTGTTCTTGCGCCCGGGACCGTGGTGGATGCGGACCGTGAGCTTCGTGAACCTCTCGAAGTCGTCCTTCCACTCCCTCAGCTTGTTCTTCTCGCACACGAGCAGCACGAAGTCCACCGTGTGGTCCTCGAACGCCAGGGCAGCGAGCTGCATGGCCGCGTGGGACTTCCCGAGGCCGGTGTCCCAGGCAAACATCCACTCCGCCTGGGAGCCGTTCAGCATCCCCAGGTAGGCCTGGGCGACGTGCTCCGTCTGGAAGGGGTACAGGCCCCTCGGGGAGTAGTAGAGAGCCCCCTCGGGCCAGGCCGAGGGGGCTTCCAGAGTCTGTGCGGTCACGCCGTCACCGTCGCTTCGTTCACCTCGAAGGTCCAGGAGACCTGCGCCAGTCCCCCGACGGGGTCCAGGAGCTTGACGGCCACCAGGTCCTCGCCGCACTTCAGCTCCGCCGCGATGGGACCGGAGCCCATCAGCGGCAGGATCGCGATGAAGGTGACGTGGTCCTCTCCGACGACCTTTCTCGCCTCCCCCATGTAGGGACCGGCGGTGATCGTCCAGGGTCCGGGATCGTGCAGGGCCCGTTCGATCTGCCGGGCACGCAAGACCATGCGAGCGGCCACGTGATCGAGGCTCATGTCCGTCCCTCCCGTCCTTCTCCAGGAATTGTTCCTAGCAGGAGTTTAGCCAGACGAACGGAAGGCCGTCTACCACAAGATCAGAATCCGAAGGGGAGCACCAGGAAGTCGGAGACCTTCGTCGTCTCCGTAATGCGATACCCGAATTTCACGCGAGTGGTCCAGGTGGAGTCGGTGAAAGTGGAGATCTGGGTTCCGTTGGCCCGGATGACGACGGAGGTCCCGTTGCAGTCGGCCTGGAGAAGCTGGCCCGTGGCCACCGGAGCGGAATGGGTCGCCACGGTGCCGGTGATGGTGTTCCCCGACGTCGAGTACACGTACCGGCGCCCGACCAGATACCCCTTCAGGGTCGCGACGGGCTGACCGCCCACGACGGACTTCTCGTGCAGGCACCTCAGCATCAGGCCGGTGGCGTCGTCGTGCGGGTGGTAACCGCCGGAGTCCACGTAGGGCTGGAGGGTCTGGGACCCCGTGGTGAGCATGGCCCCGTCGATGTGCATGATCGCGGTGTTCGGGACCACCACCGAGTCGTCGTTGCAGTAGCCGACGGAGACCGCCGCATTGATGGCTCCGGCAGGAGCCGTGGCCCCGATGTTCAGCCGGGTCCAGGTGTTCAGGGTGGGCGCATTCACGATCGACTTGCTCGCCGAGATGAAGTCCCAGGTGTTCGTGAACCACTCGATGATCACGCCGACCTTATAGTTCTGCTGAGGCCGCACGTGGACCGACCAGTTCACATTCGTACCGGCGGTCGTGGTGAACACGAAGGCGGTCCGGTTGTACGTTCCCGTGCCGCTCGGGGTGAGCTTCAGCGAGTAGTTGCCGAACTTGGCGTAGGTGTTGTCCTGGAGAAGACCGAGCCCTCCGTCCCAGGCGCTCCAGCCGTTCGTGTCCGTCTCGAACTCGGAATTCCAGATGGCATTGGTGCCGGTGGGGTTGTAGACGAACTGGCCCTGCACGATGACGTCCGAAAGGGCCGCCGAGTAGATGCCGGGAATCCCCATCGAGGGGAAGGGGCCGTTCGCCGAGTTCAGGACGATCTTCGAGGAAGCGATCGTGAGATCGTTGGTCGCCCGGTAGTCCGGGCTCGTCGGAGGCAGCTTCCACTGGAGGGCCTGGCCGGTCTCGGCGAACTCGATCCGGGTCCCGTCCGCTCCGTGGCCGCCCTCGTACACCTGGGGGATGTCGTTGGTGTAGATCAGCCCGAGCCGGGACAGGGCCTGCATGGTCGACGTCAGAACCGGCCGCGAGTAGTCCCCGGAGTTGTAGGTGATCTTCTGCCGGGTGGTCCCCGTCTGGCCGAAGAAGCCCAGGGTGGTCGTGGCGTTCTGGTAGGTCCGCTGGCCGTTGACCACGACGTCGCCCTTGGCCCTCAGAGCCATCCGGGTGACCGCGTTGCCCTGGAGCAGCGTGAGAGACGGGGAGAAGCTCGTGGAGTTCGTCCCCATGGCCATGGGTCCGATGCCGCAGAACACGTCATCGGCGCTCGCCTGGTCCGAGGGGTCTCCGGCCAGGGTGATGTTCTTGCCCAGGGCGATCGGGTTCTGGGCCGTGGCCCAGGGGAGGTTGTTGTTCTGGGCCGAGTTCGCGTTGCCGATCACCGTGTGGTTCGGCCCGGCGCCGGTGGTCGTGGTGTGGTTCGCGCCGATCTTGACGGTGCCGGAGGCCCCCACCGAGGAACCGGGTCCGATCAGGACCGAGGTGGCCGCGTTGGCCGTGGCCGTGGAGAAGCCGCCCAGGACGGTCATCTCCCGGCCCAGGGAGGTCATGTTGACGGGACCGGCCACCGTGGAGGAGTACGTGGCGTCTCCGTCCCCGGAGGAGAGCACCGTGGCCATGTCGCCGGAGACGCCGGTGGAGTGGGCCACGATCCCCGCGATGCCGAGCACCGTGGAGGAGGCGCCGTTCAGCTCCGCATGGGGACCGAGCGCGCTGGATCCCGCCGACGAGGAGGCAGTGTTCTCGCCCGCGTGGTAGCCGATCCAGGTCTGGTAGGGGTTGAAGTC